TAATATTTCTGGTTATCGTTTTCTCCATATTTCCATTCATATTTCATAATACTTTACCTCCATTCTTCTAAAGAAACTCTTGTTTCATACTTTGCATTCTCTATATTCTTTTTCAGTTAATAGTCCTTCATCGCACATATCTTCAAGCGTTCTATATACAGCATTAGCTCTCCAACTTGCATATGAAAAACCATCAAACTCTCCGATAAGTGCATCTCTGTTTTCTTCACTTTGTTTTTCTAATTTTTCTGCTAATATGGAATTACGAAAGAAATATGCTTTATACATAGCTGCTTTAATTCTAAGATTCTCAACTTCATATTCCTGAGAAACTAATTTCTCTTGAGCTTCTAATAACTGTAACCCCATATTCCCTAATGGGCTTCTTTCAATTCTGTTTCCAAAATAAGTATAATTCATAAATCATCACTCCTTAATCTACCTGAATAATCAATCTAATCTGCCTTCCACCTACACAATCAATAACAATTCCGCTATCTATTGTGATATATTCTTCCGGATAACGACCAACTCTTTTAATTTCAGGTGCATTGCCAGTTTTCATTTTGTCATTGAAGAAATCAAACAATTCGTTCTCAACAGATTGTCTTGTGATTTCCATTACAACTTTGAATCCGTCATGACAAAATCCTGTCTCATCTGATAGCCAATCTGAGATCTCTTCAAGTGCGTATTCTCTATCTTTCTTGTACAGTTCTTCCAATTCATTTGGAATAATCATTTCCGTTGGAAGTTTATTGAATATATCCTTGTTTCCATCTGTGTCCCATTTAATATTTATTGCTTTTAACATAATCATCAACCGTCCTTTCTAATTTACTGGAATAACATATTTTTTACCCGTTGCGTTACACTTTGGACATGTTTCAATTCCATTTATATAATTTTCTGCTAACCATGCTGCGCCGCATTTTTTACATCTCATCTTCGTTGACCAACCACCATTCTTTTCGCTATCAATAGTTCCATAATCAACAAAGCCTACGATTGCATCACAATCAATTACTCTAATTTCCATCGAATCAACTCCTTATGAAATTGCTATTTCTTAACCTATCAATTTTTCTAACTCTACCATCCGTTCATGCTTAAATCCTAAAACTGCAAGTGTCTGATTAATTCCTTCTGCATAACCTCTGTGATTATGTGCGGTATTTTCCAGAACATATCTTTCCGTTGCATTAGGATGTCTTGCAGCTACATCCAATTTGTCTTTTGCATCAATCGCATATTCAATAGCTTCATTCAGTAACTTTTCACATTTAATACTTTCTAATTTTGTCATTTTCATCACTCCAATCTATCCCAAATTCCATGTTTTAATAGGTGTACTCACTGAAATATCAAAGTGTTCATCATTCCGTAAATCTTCAACCTCTTTTCTAAGTACAATACGCTCAAATTTATTTTCTTTAATTGCTTTCTGAATTACTCTCATTGCACCTGCTTTTGATTTGTAATTTCTGTTAAAAGTAGCTCTCTTATCTTTATCTGCAAAGCCAACTACTTTATAATAAATTCTATCGGTTGCCTTCCAGAAATTTTCTGCAATGGGAATGAGAACATAATGTTCACGAATCCATTTAAAATCCTTTTCCGTTTTGCTGATATAAGAATTACTACCATCAATAAATTCTATATGCTGATACATTTCAATCACTCTCCTTTATTTGTGTAATACCATTTCCATTTTTCCATCATTAACTGTTACATCTAAGAACCACACTGCTATGTATCTGCCTGTATCATTCTTATGCAATTCATACCATTCTTTGTGATCTACACCATCATTTCTGAAACCGAATACGAATTGCTCTGTATCCATAGTTCCGTCATCTAACTTCTTATCAATTTTATATTTCCATATGATAAATAAGTCGCTCGCATAATGTTCACACCAACGACCTGCTTCTTGGATCAGCTTTGTTAAAATTGAGGAATAATTTATTTCCCATTTACCTTTTAATGGATTAAAATAACCTATCTCTCTTTTTGTTCCTAGCAACGCCTCTCTCAATTCTTTTATCTGTTCATCTCTATATTCAATTTCACATCTATATTCAGTCTTAAAATCTTTTTCCATATTTACTACCTCACTTTCTCTTTAAGAAACAGTTCTTTCCTTTGGTTTTATCCAACTGCTTTCCAATCAACTACCTGCTTATATCCGTCTGCCTGTAAGATATGAATTTCTTCATCCTTATCAAGTTCGTAATGATTTCTGAAAAATTCTTTTAACCCCTCTTCTCTTTCTGCTCTCCATAGTTCGTCATGAGTGATTACATCTCCAAATTCTTCTTCGCCCGTTGTTACGGTAATATCAGAAATTTTTCCAAAATACATTGCTTCAAGTAAATCTGTATCAACATCTCCCTTGACAATGTAATCTTGCCAATCTCCCTGACTGTACCCTCTAATTGTCCCAGTCTCAAAAGTATCTTCTGGATAAAGAAGTCTAATTACATCAATGAGAATATCTTCTATACATCTGCATTTATCATACATTTCCTTTGCTGTTTTATACTGTTCCTGCGTTAATGAATAATCATTGCATATATCTAGTGCATCAAAATCATTTGCAATATCATCTAATAGTTCATTTGCTTTCTGATACCATTCTGCCTCAGTACAGTCTGTAAAATCTCTATTACCCGTAAGAACAACTTGTTCATCGAAGTTTTCACAACCACAATAATCTTTCCAACTCTGATTGCTATTGTACAGCCACCATGTTCCATCGCCTGTGTTATCTATTTTGATTTCTACCATATCAATCAACCTCACTTTCTTCCCATAAATCAATCAAACCAGGTAATACATAACCTAAGTCTATCCAGCTAAATTCTTCAAACTCTTCAAGTTCTTTAAGTTCGTCTTCTGTTGGAATTTCCGCACCCATAATTCGCTTTACATCATTTTCTGTTCCACCAGCTTCAAGTATTCTATGTAATGTCATTTCTAATGCACCAGAAATATCATCACTTCCTTTTACTGTGATTGCATTCCGTGACCAATATTCATTGCAAAGATGAAATGTCACAATTGTTTCATTTTCTTCTAGCAAATCTTTTAACTCAATCATTTCGCTTACCTCTCAATCTCTATATCTGAAATCCGTTCTGCATACCTTGTTGCTTCGCTTTGCGTTCCAAATCCAATGTTGTATTCCCATACAGAATTATCTCCATATTTTACTTTGTGGAATATTTTGTATTTTTCACCAAGATCAAATTGTGCATATGTTACAGCTACATTTCCTTTTTCAGATAGCCATAACACTTCATCACCTCTGATTTTCATTTCGCATTCTCCTTCTTAATAAATAAGACAGACACATTTGTTTGCGTCTGCCTTATTATTCTCTGTATTATTTACCCTCAATCCATTTACATATCATTAAGTAAACAATAAAAACAATAATTGTTGTGACAATCACTTTCCAATTAAATAAATCTACTCCCATTTCATTTGCAATTCTATTAATTGCTAATCCTAAGAAAAATGGTAATACTTTTAACAATGCTTCTATAAAATTTTTCATTTTTGTTCATCCTTTCTTCTAAGTAAATTACAATTTCTTCACTTTTTAATTCCACTCCATTCCAATTGATTGTTTCCATTTAACCAATCTTCTATATACTCCAATGGAGCTGCAACAATTCTTTCAATGAAATCCTCTGCTTTAATTTGATAAAACCCACACATAGTATTCCATTTCAAAGCTTCATCTGCGTATTCTCTTAGCCACTGGAATTTAGTATGTTTTAAAAAATGATTTATTTTCTCGTTAAATATCTGTTCCTGTGTCATAGTATCACTCCCTTACAATAGTGTAATAACTGCATTTCTGTACATTACTTTTCCGTACATTTCAACCTCTTTTCTATATACAATTCTCTTTATCTTATCTGAATGATAATTTTTGATAAAGTCAAGAAATTCTTGTGTTGGCTGCTTATCCATATCTAATTCAAATACATCACCAAGATAACCTCTATCCCCAACTACAACTCTTTGAAATCCTCTTGAATACCCACATTCGTTACCAAAGAATCGTACAAGAATATCATTTAGCTCAAGATACCATTTAACTCCTTCACGGATGTTTCCGTTTTCATCTCTAATCATTGTATTTTTAGGTGTTTCCTTATTCAACATAACACTCAACCTTCCTTTCAATTTTAAATTTCTTATATTCTGGATACGCTTCATAAATCCTTTTACACCAATCTTCATCCTTAATACATTCGCTTAAATACTTGTTATCAGGTGTGAAATAATATACCTTGTGTCCTTCTTCTGGTGAATCCTCTGTTGTATCTTTCCATTTTGTAATAATCACCATTTCATATTTTTTGTTTCCGTCATATGAAGTACCAGCTAAATGAGCTGTATATAATTTACATTCATTCATAGCGTTACCTCCTCAATAAATTTTTCAATCATCTTCCTATATGTATTAGTAACTCTCTTTTGTGTCCAGTATTTTGAATTTCCATATCTATATTTCTCATAAATCTCTTTTGCTTTCTTTTCATATTTCTGAGTAATTTCGTATGGAATTAATTTTCCTGGACAGTCATATCCAGTTACAATAACATAATCACCAAAGACATAACCATCACAAGCCCATCCTTCTACTCTTGTGCAATAATAACTTGCATCTTCAAAAGTAAATAATGTTTGCATTGGCTGATTACCAATGTTAATAATGTGATAATTTTCTTTTAAAAATTTCCGTGTAGCTTTCTCTTTCATATTAATCACCAACCTTTTCCATATATAAGAAACTGACCAATATTCCTTCCAATGCACAAAAACATTGATCTGCATTCATATAGCCAAGTAGAGAACCAGTATTATTTTTCTTTATAAGAAACTGATTTCCACATTCAATACTAATTGCAACAGATATTTCCGTTTTGCTTATTGCATTGATTGCACTGATTTCTCTATCAATCTTTTCACACAGTTCTTTTTCGCTTTCGCTTAAATATCCTGTAACTCCGTTATCCCATTTGATATTTAACATTATGAACACCACCTTTTCACAAGATATGTATTTCCGTTATATCTCACATCACACCAACCTTCAGAATTTGCCGTATACCAAAGCTGTTCCCACTTTACATAATCTTCCATATCTTCTGTATATGTGAATGGAAAATTCATATATCCTAAATCATAAAGTACTCTTCCATACCATTCTTCATCGGCTATAACTCCATTGCCTTCGTTATATTGTGAAGTTTCTGCATCAAAATCTACGATTGAAAAATTGTCAACACCACTTTCTATTATCTCATTGAGTAAAAATGCCTTTGTTAAAATCTGCAAATTATCTTCATCAGTTTCACTTAATAAAGCATTTAACTTTTCAATGTTTGTAAATTCATCTCCGACAGGTGTATCAATAATAATCCATTCGTCATTGCCTAACATATTCCGTAATTTTTCTTCATCCATCGGCAATGTAATTACATGGTCATTATTAAAATCAACCATTGTATCTTTTGTAATGTTTCTGATTACAATTCTCATAATTCATTTCCTCCTTGTAATAAAATAGGCAGCTAGGTATTTATTCTCCTAACTGCCTTTGCGTTTACTATAAATTTATTGCATTTCCGTTCTCGTCATATTCAATCGGTGCAATATGAACTGCATACCCGATTTCCTTTTCTTTATCGTAAATCTCCATTGTGCCGCTTGCACAAAATTCAAATGAGAACCGCTTGTCATCTGATTCAAGTAATTTAATCAAGTGATCCGTAAGTTCATTTAAGTTCCGTGCGTCCTCTTTTGACTTTTCAACACTTGTCATTTCGCTTCACTCCTTCCAAAGAAATCTTAGATTCATTACTTAATACCACCATGCAATAAACATAATGTTTCCATAAATTCTACTGGTACATATCCATAAATGTATGGAGATACTTCATAATATGTTTCTTCCAATTCTTTCACTTCAATCCCCTGTGTATATACTTCAACACAATAATAATCTCCATCTTCTAATGTCGCTTTTGGTTCACACATATGGAAATCTGATGCTTGTACAGATAGTTTTGTACCATCCATCAATTTTAATTCTGGAAGAAGGTTCCCAAAATCATTACTTCTATTATTTGATGCATTTTTCAACCATTCTTTAAATGTCATAATAGTTCCTCCAATCTTTTAATGAAATGCGAATTTCAAATACTACTTCTATTCTTACATATATTCGTTCATTTCACGTTCCATATCTTTTTCATATTGTTCATCCCACCATGCAGCATCTTCTTCTTCTTCCCATTTCCATTCCTTTTCTCTTGTTTCCTTTTCCTGTTCAAGATTTTTAATCTTACCTTTTATAAAATCTGGAATATAAATGTGCTTATATATCGTAAGTGGATTATCAAATCTCGTATAATCATCATCTGTCCATATAATGAAACCACCAAAAGGAAAAAACTGCACCTTATCTCCTTCACTAATTACTAAAGCACACGAAGCTGATAAATCAAGGTGAATCAAACTCTTCATTTTAGGATACATATATTTTGCATTATATGATTCCTTATCAGTTTCATAATCTCTTCTAAAAGGATGTTTTGTAACACAGACATACTTGCTATACATAAAGAATTTCTTTTTTACCTTGTACTTATATTCTCCATTCTTGTCTCTCCATTCTTTATCAAACTCACTTCGTAATCCCATTGAATTAGTCTTACATTTTACTTCTGTAAGATCTTCCGATAAAGCTCTGTAGAATTCAAGCATTTTGTATTTATCGCACATTTTCCGTAATTTTTCTAAGACTTTTTCAAAATTGTCTTCTGTTACCGTAATTTTTCTCATATCCGTTACCTCCGTTTTTTCTAATGAAACACGCATTTACTATGCTTCTTTAAACTCCTCTTTTGGGTCAACAAACTCAATCTTCTGTACCCAAATCGTACACTGATATTCTTCTTTGATACGGTTGTACGCAAGTTTTGCCTCCTTTTTACTGTTTACGCTCTGTAAACATTCTAAACTTCCATCTGTGTTATAACAACCTAATCTGTACTTCATGATTCTATCCTCCATTCTTATGAAATATCCATTTACTTGCCTTTACCACCATTCTTCTTCGTCATCATCAGATGTTTCCCAACCTTGATTCGGATCGCCCAATGATGGAGCAACTTTTTCATATTCCATTTCTCTTGTGGTAATCTTGATTGAATATTCAAGTGCTTCATTGTCTTCATCGTAACAAGCCATTACAATTCCAAGCCAACGAAGTTCACAATCCAATTCTTTTCCTTCATAGTATGCTTGCAAGTTTGCAATATCTTTTTCACTTGTACTACAATGCCAATTTTCATTCTTAATTCTACGAATGATTTCAGGAATCATTTCTTTGTTCCATTCTGGAATCAAATCGTATACATCGTATCTTCCGAAATTTCCGTATCCACCATAGCAGCCTTCATAAATTGCCTTTCCGTATTTCTCTTGAAATGGTTTTGGCACAAGCAAATATGTATCTGCTATCTTATTATCTACAAGCTGTTTATTTGTATCTGAATATATCCAACTGAACTGTCCCATATTTATTCCTCACTTTCTTAAACTCTCTTTATCCACAATACAATAACAACCAAAAGCGTCTCCAACCATGTCGTTATCTAAATCAAGTGACTGTAAAATTTCATTGAATGTGCCTTCGCTATAGTCTTCTCTGTAAATTTCAAGATACTTCTGTCCCTTTGTAACATAATTGCTTTCTGTTTTGCTTCTAAAACAATCCAGAGCATTCTGTAAACAATCGGCTTTTCGTTTTGTATCATTCCAATAAGTGAAATATGTTCCATAATTCCACTGTTGATCTTCAGACTGCGTTGGATCATAATCATTTGCTACGCAATATTGTGTATTACTTTCGCTTTGTAGTAATGCATAGCCATCTTTCCGTAAAATCTCTTTCCATTTCATGCTAATCAACTCCTAACTTTTTAATTTGCCTATAACAGTCATACCACCGACAATACTGTGTTTCCGTACTTCTCTTTGCCACAACATCCTGTTAATTGATTTCGGCACACTAATTACTTCTCCGTTTGCATTCACAAATTTCGTATGGCTTCCGTTACAATTATGCCCATTATTTAAAGCAAAATATCCGTTCGCTTCAAGAATAGGCTTGACAATCCGTGTATCATTTGTCCATCTTCTCTTTCCCATATCAACCAATCCTTTCCTTATTATAATGTGACCGTATAGCCGCTATCCCAGCTTCGTATTTATATGTTGTATGTATTTGGTTTGCTTTTTTATTCTCTACATCACTTTCGCTTTTGTAGATTTCTTTGTTGACTTGCGCTTTTTCTCCGTAAATGGTGACTCCATTTCATAGCGAATAATTTCAGACAAATAATCAAATACTGCACACTGTTCCAAGTTCATAATATTTTCAACAAAGAACTCTGTGCCAATGCATTTCTCTTTTAAGATATTCTCCATTTGTTCTGTTCTGCCTTCATAATACGCATATAGTGAATGCATCACTCTAATATACTTTGCAGTGTATGCTTTCCCATTGTATGTATCTGCATATCCGTTCCACTGTAAATCAGTAATAAGAGTAATAATTTTATTAAGCAATTCCGTTCCGTTTTTACGAATTGACTTAATACCATCTTTAATAGGTGTAAAAATACCTACCTGGTTTTCAATTGGATCTCCCTTTACAGCTACATTATGGCGATTACAGATTTCTTTTAAATTAATATAATTTGTATCTCCGATTGCAACGGCAGCTCTGTAATAATCAACCTGTGACATTTTGCGTCTATCATCTGTCTGACAAAGGAACAAACTAATTGCATCTTTCTCTGAACATTCAATAATCTCACAAATAACTGCTTCGATTTTGCCTTTGAAAGCTCCATAAATACGATGCATACCATCTACACACCAGAGTTTTCCATTAAGATATAACAGTTTCGGTACTTCCCATTTATACTTGTTGTATTTTATTCCAATTTCCGTTGCTGCAACTACATCACACATTCTTTGCCATGATGGAATATGTACATGCAAAGGATTAATATTGACAAGTATCTTGTCGCCAAATCGTGAGTTTACTTTTGCGTTTTCAACAATCTGCTTGATTGTGATTGCTTCAACCTTACCTGTAAACTCTTCCTTATTCCGTGATTCCTGCATTTCTCTTTCAATTACTGATGGCTCTACTTTTCTTGAATAACACATAATTTTTTACCTTTTTAACCTTTCTTTTTACTCTAATTTTTATATAAAAATAGCGACCACATTATTTTGCGGTCGCTTTATCTTTCTTAGTTTCAGTTTTTACTACTCTACCTTTACAAGGTTCTGCCATATCAGAATCTCCACATGCATTATAATATGCACAATTCCTGCATGGGTATTTTATTTTTTCATTCATGAGATAATCTCCCTTCTTATTTTTTCAATCCATTCATTTGCTTCTTTTGTATCATCTTCTCTTAAATTTTCAATTAAAACTAATATTGTATTTGTCATTACACCATTTGCTTTTGAATGCTGAAATTCGCACCAATAATCATAAGCATAACAGGCAACTTCTTTTGGGGTAAATTTGCCTCTCCAATGATTATTTCCGTATGTTGCAATGTCGTAAAAGTCACTGTATTCTAACATTTTCGCCACTTCCCTTCGCAATATGTTTGTTCGCATCTGCACATATTTCCATTCCGTGACAACAACATCTGTCACCGCAGTTTGCACAAAGATTTCTCTTAATTTCTCTTATCTGGTCTTCACTCATAATTCCACCTCTACAAGAAGATATTCATAGTATGCTTTTTCTGTTTCAAAAAGCTGATATCTACCGTTTGCATATCCCATATATCCATCTGGAACTACGTATCCTTTCCCTTTAATCATTTATAACAACCTCCTTGTTTGCGTTATCTGGACTAATTCCCATTTCAATAAGTGCATCTTTTGCTGATACATTTTTCGCTACTGCTAAAAGCAATGCGTAGTAATTTGGCTCTAACATCTGATTTCGTGATAATTCATTCATGATTATATTCTCCATTCTATAATAATCCGCAAGCAGATAATAATTTCTGTGCGAATTGATGCTTGTTTTTAAACCGCTTTGCAAGTTTGCATTTCTGTTCCCTTGCATACCGATTTTCAAAATGTTTTGCAAGTGAATCTGCGTTTTCTGCTTCTGGTCTGTTATCAATTACTTCTGTTCCGTTTGATGCTACTATAATCATTTTATACCTCCTCTAAATCAAAATCGTTGCTGTAACACAAAGAACAATCACCTTCGATTACGTCGTGTGTATTGTTCCATGCATCACAGATTCTTTTCGCATCTGCCTTCGACATATAATCTGTCTCTTCGGTATGCCAATTACCGTTTTCGTCACAGTATTCTTTTTTTGCATACCAACCATCTTCTAAATTCTGCATTTATATATTCTCCCTTCTGTGCATTAAAAAAGACAGCTCACAAAATTGTAAGTTGTCTTTAATGATTTAATATGTTATTATAAATATGCACCTAGTTTTCGCTTGGTATGATTCTAAGTGCGGTGGCTGTCAGAAATGGCAGCCTTTTAAACTTCATAGAATCCGATGATTTCCGTATCATCATCATCTACTTCATTGTAAAGCGGTCTGTATTCTTTCCCGTCAGAAAGATAACATTCTCCATTCCATTCAGAATCAATGAGGATCACACCGTTTTCGAGAAATACAGGCGAATTGTGGTCTAATCCATATGTAGAAATTTCCGGAAATTTCTCTTTAAATTCTGCCTTGTTGATTTCCTCGATGATATCCATCTGTTTACCTTCTGGTGACAAATACCTTGCGCCATTTGGTGCTTCTGTGTAGTTTATTGTTCTCATATTTTTCGTTCCTCCTTTTTTCTTTTATTCTACCACATTAATAAAGCAAAGCCAACTGTCTTGCTAACATCGCTTTGCTCATATTGTGTGTTTTAATTCCCTGTTGTTTCCGTTTAATCTCTGATCGTACCGAATAAATCCGTGATGGTGTTTTAGCTTTTGCAATTTCGTAGTTACAATATGCATTGTGAATTGCTTTCTGTTTTTCTGACATAGTTTTGTCCTCCTTAATTTTTGGTATAAAAATAGCACCCGAAAATTGGGTGCTTGGTTGGTGCGTTGGTTATATTTGACGCCTGTTATTCTTCAAGATTATAATTTGCGTCTATGATTTCTATTTGCTCGTCATAATATTTACGAGCCTCAGCACAACGGAGTTCATAATTATCTCCGTTTGCTGGATAGCCTTCAGCTTCACACTGTTCAGCTATCTCATGGCATTCCTCTCTGTACTGCTTTTCGAGTTCGCAGATTTTATCTATATCTGTTTTTGAATATACGTTTGCTTCTGTCATGCTTTGACGCATTTCCTCTATTGTTGGCATAGTTGTTTCCTCCTATTTTTGTTGTAGTTGCTTTTTCTTTGCTTCAAGTTCTGCTATTTGAGCTTCGATTGAGGCAAGCTCTGCCTTGTCAGCATCTTCAACCCATTCCATAATATCTCCTGGTTGACAATGTAATTCACCGCATATTTTATCTATAACAGCTAAAGCGACATATTTATTTTTCCCAAAATTAGCCATTGTAGATGGTGAAATTTCTAATTTTTTTTGTAATTCCGTTTTGCCTATTCCTTTTTCTTTCAATAATGAATCAAATTTATTATAAATAATCATAGTTACTTTACCTCCATTGAATACACCTCCATTTTATCATAGTTATCTTTAATAAGTCAATTATAACATCTCCTAAAATCATGCAAAGGATTTTTTGTACACTCATAGTCTGTGATTTGACCACAGAATTTACCTAAACGCACTCCACCAGATCCGCATTTCCGTTTACGATCATGTGACATCATTTGTTTATAATTCAAGCGTTTTGAATCGTCTTTGAATTGCTGTGTATAGTCATACATTGTTTTTGTATATTCATTACACATTTCAGTTTTGAGAAATTTCTTTCTACCTGGAATATGAATAAGCACAGTAATTTTGCCTTTTCTCATTCTAAAATCAGAGCAGAAAATCTCTACTCCGTTTTCACTACGCAAAATGATTGTATTGATCGGGAATTGTTTTCCGTGGTAAAGTTCATTTCCAAGTGTTCGTCTAATTTGCATTTTCATTTTGCATTCACTCTCCTTTTATTAAAATGTACACTATTAAAAGGCAGAACCAAAATTCTGCCTTTCGTACTATACATTTTATTTTGCGTTATGCGAAGTAGTGTTTAATTACAATGTTGCTAATAGTGCTTGCAAGTCCACTATAATCATAGGTGATTTCACCTGTTTTGCGGTTCTTTTTTGCCTTTACAAGCGTGTTAATCTGACGCTTTTTAAATGATACAGTTCCCTTTTCATCGTCTACATCAAACTTGTTAGAAAATCCCTTAATGTAGCAATCGTTTAAAAGTTTCTTATCTTCTGCGGTCAGTTTCACTCTTGTCTTGTCCGTGTACGGAGTTTCAAAAGGCAGAGAGAAAGTTTTCTTGATGATTGTTTCAAGTTCTGCGCTTGCCTTTTTATAGGCTTCTTTTACCTCTTTGCTCATTACAAGATTTCCGTCATCCCCTGCTTTGGAGTTAATATGAATTGCCTGTAAAGCTTCATAAAGTTCAGGTGATTCAAAAGCAGGAATAATTGCATACTTTACAAGCTTAGAGTTATCCCATGAACCAAGTACACGAAGTACAGTTTTTACAACATCAGCAGAGTTGCCAAAGTGATCAGCATTTTTCTGTGACATAGTAGAAATAACTTTATTGTATACTTCTAATGTGTCAGTCTGTGTCTCAACAAACTTAGTCCGTGATTCATTTGCAGAGTCCAACTGTACCTGGAAAGCTTGTACTTCTTCATCGGAATAGTTGCTATTCTCATTAGCAATCTTCTTCTCAAGTTTAGCGATTGTATCATCAAGCAACTGAATATTCATGTTACAAGACTCGTGCTGTACTGCTGTCATAAGTTCAGACTTAGACTCTTCTGTAATGTTCTTTGCATAGAAATTGATTGATAATGTTTTCATAAAGTACCTCTTTCTCCGACTTAATGCAATCGGTGCTATAATATGATTTATTGTATTTGTTGTAATAGTGTTATGCACACTATAAAAGAGCAGACTGGTAGTACTGATCTGCTCTTCTAACTATGTATAACTTTAATATACAGAATACAGAGGTACAACGGTCATGTGAGTTGGAATTACCCAACATCAAGAATAGTAGGTATTACCCTACTATCTGCCACTTTGTATTTGTGTCTGTCTCTTATGTATTTCTTCTTACAAGTAAGTTTTTAATTGAACCTTGTAAGAGTACGCTTTTATTTGTTAGCGTAAGTTATTTATTTATGTGTCGGTTGCTTGTTCTATCGTTGACCACTCCTAGAAAATAATCTAAGAACGTGAACCCTATACCACTAAAGGGAACTACCCTATTCTTACAAAATATTGTAAGTTCGTCCGCAAAGTAATAAGCTGACAGACTAGGTTTTTTCTAGGAAAACCATATAACCATTTTATGCAATTTGTATAGTGGAAACGTTGGATATTAAAACCACTAGCAACCCTACACACTTCTAGTCTTTTGTATCACACTCTAGGAATGTGACGCAGTACCTATACATGGATAGAACTGTTTATATTTTTGGTGTGGAATTAACTTACGAATTGTGATAGAATAGACTTGTTGAGGGACTAGTTCTATACAATTTGTGTGAGTTAGTCGGTTATGTATTCAAGATATTCTTGTTCAGTTGAAAAGAGAATATATCTCTTTTCTTCTGATACATAACCCATATATCCACTAGGTACATAGTACCCTTTTGGATTATACATTTTTCAGATTGCAACACTCACTTTCTATGTTAGTTAATAAGTTACATAACCTTAAACTTTGGATTGCTTACAAAGAAGTTTAACACTTTGTTGTGTCCGTGTTCTTTAGGTTGATTTTATATTACTACAATTTCTTGTAGTTGTCAACAGGAAATTGGAGTTTTTAAAAAATCTTTTTTAGTTTGATTTCTCATATCCTTGTTGACAATATGAAGTATACTATAATTTCTTGTAGTTGTCAATAATAAATTTTAAAAAATACGATAAAATTATAATACAAACATATGTTCGAATATATTCTGCTCTAATAGTCCAGATCTGATTTTATCGAACATTTATTCTATTATCAATCCCACGGAAAAATGGAGAAATACCGTGATTTTTCGGTTGCCGGGGTGGCAAAAACTAAAAAGATAGTTGTATTTTATCAGATTGTACATAGCAGGTTGTTCTATACACCAACTCTAAAAATTTACCTCCTCTTAATTAGCAAAAATCCCATAAAAATAAGGTAAATCTGCCATTCAGACAAAATTTACCCTTTATCGTACCTCATATCGTCAAATCCAACTAAAATTAAGCATTTCAGCCACTTCACAACCCAAAAATCAAACTTTCATCTCACCAAAAATCCATCCACAATCTCAAAATCTTCCTTATTTATAAGCGTTTTAACCGATAACGATTTTCCCAGTAAAAATCCCAAATCATATTATCAATATTAATCTCACCACACATATACCTCTCATCTCATACCCCAATCTCTAGCCCAAATCTCACGAAATCGACTCAAATTCATTTCAAAATACCTCCAATGATAAAATCCTTTCCTAAACATAAAACTCTCTTATTTCTCTCTCAGAACAAATATAACCATAATAATATGTGGGGGGGTACTCAAAAACTATATACAAATTACATTACTAAACATAGAATATACTATTATGAAAGGATATAAAAAATAATCAATAAATTACAAAGAAAATTGTGATATAATTATAGAAAAAATATTAAAGGAATTTGATTCTATGGATAATACATCAAAAGAAAAATGGGAAGTACCAAAATATACAGGAAGTCAGATAAATAAAGCTGGTAGAAATTTTGTAAATCCTAATTCAACTGCCAAGGAAAAAGATGCCGCTTTAGAAGTAATCAATAATTGGAGGGCTTCACATGCTTATCCATTACAAATCATATGTAGTAATTTGCGTAGGAACAATCCAAATGCTATTGTTGTTCAAAGATTAAAAAGGCTAGATTCAATTATAAATAAACTTAATAGAAATAAGGATCATGTAATGGAATTATATAGAATGCAAGATTTAGGTGGTTGTCGTGTAATTGTAGATTCTATTGACGATGTATATAAAGCAGTTGATAAATATAAAACTTCTAGTATACGTCATATTTTAAAAAAAGAGTATGATTATATTAAATGCCCCAAAGAATCAGGATACAGGTCTTATCATATGGTATATAAATTTTGTAGTGATAGCAAAGAAACATATAATAAAAATATGCTCATAGAAATTCAATTTCGTACAAGGTTACAACATATATGGGCTACTGCTGTTGAAATGATGGGAATTTATACTAAGAGCAACCTTAAGGCGAGCCAAGGGAATGATGAAATACTTAGATTTTTTACTCTTGTATCTTCAGTTTTTGCCGCACAAGAAAAAATGCCACTTTGCCCAAATACATCGCAATGGGCAGATGAGCTGATAGTAGAAATAGAACAATTAGATAAAAAACATAACATTCTTTCTACTTTAAGTGCAATAAATGTTACTATTAATTATACAAGTGAATTAAAAATTAAAGGTAAAAATTTATATTATCTTTTGATTCTCAATTATAGTAAAAAAAATGTTAGAGTCAGAAGTTTTAATTCTTCACAAATCGAAGTTGCTACCAAAATATATGATACTGTTGAAAAAGAATCTAATCTTGATGCGGTTTTAGTATCCGCAACTTCATTTGAAACATTAAAATTAGCTTATCCAAATTATTTTGTAGATATTTCTGCTTTCATTGATAATTTAAGAGATATAATTAATCTTTATAAAAGTTTAATGGAATAAATAATATTATTATGCCAAAGACAGATGATTGATTTCGTCTGTCTTATTTTTTATGCCAAAAATAAGAAATAAGCAGAGAATATATTATTGAGCAGTATTCTACTTCTATCCCATTACTTACTCATAGAAAGGAATTTAGTATGAAACTAATTGACAGCAAAACAAAAAGTGATATCACAAAATATCTTAAGCAGGAAGAAAGTAACATCTCAAAGAGTAATCGTAAATCAAAGCACAAACATCATTATGAAGAATGTCTGATTCAAAATTCATTTTCATTTGTAGGAAAGAATAGTATACATACACAATTAAGCAGTTATTGTACTATTTGTGGGAAAATAGGTGGATATTTTAAAAGTGGTAAATATTCAAAAGAAATTGAATCATTGCAAAAACAAAGACAAGAAGAAGATAAACATTTTCGTGTAATAAGTATATCAGGCGAGGAATTATATGAAAAGTACCATGACAAATTACCAGTATTCTTTGTAGAGGATATTTACAAAGAAAAGTATGTTGATTTGGAACAGAATAATAATTAAAAAAGAGAATAAAATTATAGCATATATGTACCCAAATGAAATCATCAATCCAAAACATCATGTACCTAAATCAATCAATAACAATCAAACAAAAAATTATGGAGTTTGTATGTAGCGTTAGCGAAATACAAACGGAATATTCTTCTTTTGATAATATGAGTCTATATAGATATAGACTGCACAAAATTGATAGCTGGGATGTACCCAAATGAAGTAAATTTTCACTTTTGGGTACATCCTATATGTACCCAAATGTTTTTTTGACAATTTCATGCAAGTGCAACTTTTGATGGTTTTGTTAATTCAAATGGAGAATATACTTTTGAACCACTTACCACACTCTCATCTCACAAATTGTAACTGTAAAACAAAAATATTTTTATTAAAGAAAGGAAGATAAAAAATGCAACAGATTAACATTAACGAATTAAAACCACATCCAAGGAATAGTGAATTCTTTGATGATATGACAGGTGATGCTTGGAATGCATTCAAAGAGTCAATTTCTACATCAGGAATCATAGAACCAATTGTTGTGACTCAAGATATGGTTATTGTATCAGGTCATCAGCGTGTAAGAGCTGCAAAGGAACTTAATATGTCTACTATTATGGTGGATATTAGGAAGTATGAGAATGATGATAAGGTGTTAAAGGATCTTATTGAAACGAATATTCGTCAGCGTGGAATTGGGAATCCTAATCCTATAAAGCTTGGTAGATGTATTAAGGAACTTGAAAGAATTTATGGAGTCAGAGATGGTAGTACGAATAGTAAAGGTATTGGTGTGAGCGAAAAGTTTTCGTTCACACAGAAAGATTTATCTGATGAAATTGGAATTGATGTAAGAACTATGCAAAACTACAAAAAACTCACAGAACTTATTCCTGAATTAGAAGATTTGGTTGATACAGGAATTCTTGCACCTACTACTGCTCTTGCATTGGTAAAATATATGTCACCATCTGAGCAAGAAGAATTTGTCAGGTCAATGGATATAACAAAGAAAATTACTAAAGGACAAGTTCAACAGTATATTGATAAGATTAAACAGCTAGAAAATAATAATCCAAAAGTAAAAGAATTAGAAACACAAATCTCTGAACTCAAAACGGAGAAGAATATATTGGAACGAAAAGTCAAACTCAATCAGGAAGAATCTGATAAATATAACAAGTTAAAATCTGATATTGAATTTCTTACCAAACAGAAAACAGATTTAGGTCGTCAAATCGACTCTGCTACTGAATTGGCAGGTCTGACTGTAAGATTACAGAAATTGTTAGAGACAGAACTTGCACCCATTAAATTCAAACGTTGTATGGAAGAACTTGATTCTAGTGATGTATGTGTCGGAAATTTAACAGATATTATTAACAGGATTGATGATTGGTCTGATGAAATGAAGAAACTTTTAAATAATAACAATGATTATGTCGTAGACGTACAGTAAGAAGAAAAGGAGATTGTATATGAATGAAATTATTAATAACAATTATACCGAAATGAGCGATTTAGAAATATTAGCAAATGGTCAAAATGGAATAACTGTTGTGTTAACTAGAATGGTTAATGAAAATAAAAAAAGAGATACCAGAATTGCAATACTTGAAGAGAGCGATGAGGCAAAGGCAAAGGAAATTTCAGAAATCAAAGAAAAAATGGACTATATTGCATCACCTGAAAATTCAATTATGTACAGAGAGTTAGTTGCAATATGCAGAAACAGAGTAAATCAATTACTTAATTCTACGAATGATGGACTATATAAAAATTTTTGGAAACCTTATTTAAACAAAAATATACATACTATTTTATGTACACATTTCAATGTTGGAAGTGACAAATATATTAAAACAAAGTATTTTGAAGAGGCAAAACAAATAGCATACAATTATATTCCATCGGATTATTATTTAAAAGGTAGAATTGATGATTTATTGATTGATAAGGAAAATGGTGTATTAGATTTATCAAAGGATAGAATGTTATCATTTAAACTTTACATCTCAGATTCTAATAATGGTAAACTAAATCTCTTTGCAGTTTAGTGAGGTGATACGTCTTGCCAAACTATGTAAAAATTCCACGAGAAATCATTTATGATAAAGATCTCTCGTCTAAACGTGTAATAATCTTCTCATATCTTTGTGCAAGGCGTTCACTTGACGACACAGTGGCATTTTCTACAACAGAACTTTGTCACTGGTCTAAATTGAAACCTAATTACAGAGATGGAAAGATAAATCAGAAATATTATGAAGTTCTATCACTTCTCTCTCATTATGGATATTTTGAATCGTGTCCAGATTTTGAGAAATGTCTAAAAGAAAAGACTAATTCGGTCAAATATCAGCAAGTAAAACTTAATATAGAAAAATTCGATGTACCTGATAAGTTTGGAATTATTTATTTTGATGAGTTGGATACAATATTAAATTTTAAAGATGAATTGAAGGATAAAGAGATTGATACTGCAAGAATATCATCAGCTTATATTCTACTTGTACTCTCTTATATTCGTGTCAATTTGAATCGAATGGATAGCAAGCCACTATGTTGTTATAGATATTTTAAGACTATTTCAGAAGATATTGGACTTTCTGAAAGATATGTTAGTCGCATAGTTGATATTTTAGAAGAACTTAAAATTGTAAAATGTCAGCCTATGAAGAGAGAAAAATATATTAAGGATGGCAAAGAAAAATATGCTACTACTCCAAAGGTGTTTGCTGATTATAGACATTTTATTCATGATGAACATGGTCAAAGAATTGATAAAGAATATAGTTCAGATAAAGAAATAAAAAAACAGATAGAACTTTTAGAGAACAATAAAATATAGAAACCATTAACGCAGCACTTAAAAGGAGCTGATTGCAATGAACAAAATTTTAAACAGTAAAGGAGAACTAATTAATGAACAGAACTGTAACAATTACATCAAAGAACCATAAATACCAGAATACATATGGTGGACTAATCACAGAATATGATTTCTGTACAGATTGCCCTCGAAAAGATAAAGCACCTTCTGTTGCAGACCGAATTTTTAGAGATTTTGCTTTTGATAAGCAATGCAGAAAGAATACAGAAGGAAGAGATAGAAATGAAGAAAATAAACACGAAAAGCTTATTCGAATTATTTAGTTTTGTGAAGTAAATAGAAATTTCATTTGGAGAATATATAAGTGAAACATAATAAATAAAAGATAAAAGGAGGATTTATGGCTGGTATTAGCGTACCTCAATATGAGATTTTTAAAATTGGAACAAATAAACTAAAGTATTCTAATTGGGATTTACAGATTACCAAAGAAGAGGCTTTCAAATATCAGGAACTCATATCACTATTTGAAGCTCAAGAGTTCCGCATAATGGCAAATAAGATTTTAGAAAAACCTATTTGGAGTATTGATTTTTCAAAGATATTTATGCAGGTAGTTGTTGATAAAAAATCTGATTTTGCAAGAGTGACTGGTAAAAAAGGTGTTACCATAAATGGTGTTAATTATAAACGCTTTGTTGGAACTACTGGTGGATTAAAAAACAATACTCTTCTCTTCTGCAATTCACAATACATTGACAAATTAAATGAATTATGTGAATGTAAGAGAAATCCAGATACTAAATTAGTTCCTGCAAAGTATGAAGCTTACAAAGCATTAACATGTTCTGCATCACAACCGATTTGTGATCCACATGGAATTTTGGTTGTAAAAGATTGTATTACACAATATTTTGCAGATGTTATATCACTCGATGATGGTGGCGATTCAAAAGAACCAACAAGAGAAATTATTAAAGATAAAGCTCTTGAAAACAATGTATCTGACGGTTTTAATCTTTGTACTATACAATATATACAGCGAGTAGCTGAATCTTTAGGTCTTGATTATATTCCTGGTGGCGTGTGCTTGAGAAACGCATGGCTCAAAGGAATGCTCTATCCGTTCCCTATTTATGAGTTCATAGAAAAATACAATAATGGTAATTATATGATTGAAGATATTTGGGGAAATATGCAAGATATTCGTCAATGTGAAATGATTGTCACAGAGTCTTCTCTTAAATTATGGGGAGCGTATGATAATATTGAGCAATATGTGAATGCATATAAGGAATGTGGATACGGATTTTCTGTAACAAAAATTTCACCACATATTCTTGAAGAACAGAGAGAATTGAATTACCAATATCTTCAGTCTTATGAATTTACAGACGAAGATATTGATGAATTGTGCGCACCAACAATCAACTATTTAAAAGATGCTATGTGTGGTGACTACTCTTCTACCGTTAAATTTCTTGGTATTAATGAAAATACTGATGTAAATTCATGGCAACGTGCTTTATATACAAGCGAATATATGTTGGGAGATCCATATATAATCGACTCTGTACATAGATATATCAAGAAAAAAATGAATGATGCGAAGATTGGCAAATTATTTGTAAATGGTAATTATCAGATTGCAAGTGGCGATCCATTTGCTCTTATGCAATCTCTTTGTGGTTTGGAAGTTACAGGTTTATTAAAAGCAAATGAATGTTATTCAAAATTTTGGATTGATAAAAATGAAGATGAAATCGTACTCTTTAGAAGCCCAATGACAAGTCATAATAATATTCGAATGTGTAATATCAATAATTCGGATGAATGTCAGTATTGGTATCAATATATGAATACTATCATGATTATAAACGGTTGGGATTCATTTTGTATGGCTGAGAATGGGGAAGATTGGGACTCGGATCTAAACTTTTCTACTAATAATCCAGTTATGAAAAGACGTTATAGATACCTACCTGCTATTGAATGTGTCCAACGAAATGCGGAAAAAATTGTTGTCACTGAAACTGCCGTTAAAAAGACAAATAAAGCAGGTATGGGAAATCAAGTTGGAACAATCACTAATTATGTCACATCTATGATGGAAGTTCAATCTCATTTTGAGAAAGATTCACCTGAATATGAAGAATTAGAATATAGAATAGAATGCGGTCAGCTCTATCAGCAAAATGAGTTGGACAAAATTAAGGGAATCATTGCAAAACCGATGGAAAGCAGTTGGTACAATTTAGGTGCTTGCGGAGAGAATAAATATTTGCAATCGCTTTGTGCATACAGAAAGCCATACTTTATGATTTATGTTTATGATGATACTAAAAGACAATATAAACAGTATATCAAAGAAAGTAATGCTAAGTGCTATGCTATCTACAAATGTTCTATCGAGGATTTGTATAATAAAGATAGTCTTACAAAAGAACAAGAAGATTTTCTATTTTGGTATGAGAGAAAAATGCCAGTTGGTACAGGAAATTGTTCTATGAATCAGATTTGTAAATATGTTGAAAGTCAGTTAGATGGTTACAAATCTCAATTACATAAGGACTCTTCATTTGATTATAATACATTGAAGGTTAAAAGACGTTGTACTGAAGAACATAGACAAGCTCTGCGAGAACTTGAGCAATATTATTGTGAATGCATTAAGGAATATAAAAAGAAACAGGGAAAAGAGAAAGGAATACAGCTAAATAGAACTGATATCTTTGATAAGCAGGATGAATTCGACAAATATTATCAACGTGCAAGTATGGTTGAAATGTTTAAGAAGAAAGCTGAAGAAATATGTCCAAATGATGATGAACGTATGAATATCATTCTTGATATGACTTATGGGTATAAAGGTAATAGACAGTTTTGTTGGGATTGTATTGGAGAACTAATTATTAAACGTTTGGAAGAAATGGAGGAAAAAGTTGTATATACTGAATGAAAAAGAATATATTAGAGAGATATTAGCGTCTGGCAATAAACCAGACAATATCTCGAATGGATATCTAATAACATTGATTGCTAAGTATTATTTTGATAGAGGTAAAGATCCAAATATTCTAATTGATACAGTCAAAGCAAAGATGCTTGAATTTAATATTGAAGGATATCAGGAATATAGATATGCTAACAAAATCAAAAAAACATGTACTGATTTATATGATTCAGAATCAAAAAATCTCTTTAGGGAACTTGAGTATGTTCCTATCTATGAAAAAGAATTAAAAGTCGTGGAGTCTCTTCCAAATGATCGCCAAAAGAAATTTATGTTTACATTATTTGCTATTGCAAGATATATGAATAGTGAAGGATGGATAAATAAAAAAGACTCAAAAGGTCTTTCAGAAGTATTTAAACTTGCCAATGTTACTCTCTCATCTGATAAAAAGAATGAATTATTACATGAATTATATAGTAATGGATATATTCATTTTGGGAAAAAGGTGAATAATCTTAATATCAAAATAGATTTAGGAGACACTGATGATGATATTGCTTATAAAGTAACTCAATTTGAGAATATTGGCAATCAGTACATAGGGAATTTTAAAAAGGGTTATAAGCAGTGTTCCAATCCTGGTTGTGGAAGAAAAATTAGAATCAAAAGTAAGAATGATTATTCAACTAAGTACTGTTCTAAATGCGCTTATGAAATAAAATTAAAACAAGTAAATCAATGTAAACAAAGAAGAAAGGCGATTTTGGAATAAAAGCCTATTACTCTAAAATCCTTGATTTATAAGGCTTTTTGGCACATTTTCACAAAAAATTCGTTTTTCTTAAATGTAGATATAGTGAAATATTTACAAAAATATGATACAAAAACGATTGTCATGGAAGAAACAAACCGGCAATCTTTGTATGTCTGCTTTGCTACTCTTTTGAGTGGCATTGCAGATTTAGAATGAAATCAGCTTTTCTTGGCTGATAAAACAGAGAATATATAATTTGTCGAGAGACATTAGAACAACGTCCTATACGGACATAATATAACACAAATTAAATTCAGAACAGTGATTTAGATCTCGTATCATACTGAGGCAATAAAGTCCATAGAGACAATGTATGTGGTGCAAGCAGCCATAAATGCTAACTTTAATGTTAGGTTGGTAAACCTACGGATAATTAGCTTATTTGGTGAACTGATAAAATCTAAGAGATTCCATCGCTACTAATTCATTGGCGGTTCTGGACAATTCTAAAGATCATTTCTAAGATTGGTACATATTCATATTGTACTCCTCTTCTTATATGTGTCGGTGACTGTACTACAGTTCTTGTAGTATGGTTGCCGATTATTCTCAAATATTATCCAATAAAACAATATCGCAGACGAGTGTAAAGGAAGCATACGTGGCTCATATCCACGAGGAATACGTTCAATTCGTATGTCTGCAACTATAAGAATGGGACAAATCAGAGTAGCTACTGATTTGAGTAGAGTCACCTACCTCTCTCCCATTCTATTTTTATGCAACAAAGTAGGTGAGAAAGTAGGAAAGAATGGGTTCATTAGACGAATATAATAAAAAATTAAAAGAAAATGCGAAACTAAGAAAAATTGAATATAACAAAAATCCACATTTATGCAAATATTGTGGGAAACCTATATTAATGAATGAAAATGATAAATATAACGATGTATTTAAGAAAAAGTTTTGTTCGCTTTCATGTACTGGAAAATATGGACAATTGGTAAATCCAAGAATTCCACCACAAAAAGAAAAATGTAAGTTAGATAACTTTACTAATGAAGAATTAGTGTCAATATATCATAAATGTAATTCAATTAAAGATTTAGAAAAGATGCTTGGTTATAAAAATATAAGTAAACAAAGAAATGTACATGAGAAATTTAATGAATTAGGTTTAAGCATAGATAAATTAAAAAATAAGGATATAAATTTGAACAAACTAACAAAAAGAGATTTGTTTGAAAGATATGAATTGTGGCAAACAGCAAGATCTACAATTCAGAAGCAAGCAAGACTTGTTTATCAAAATTCAGATAAACCTAAAAGATGCATTTGTTGTGGATATGATAAACATTATGAAGTTGCTCATATTAGATCCGTGAGTGATTTTAATGATGACGCTTTAATACCCGAAATAAATAATGTAAATAATTTAATAGCTCTATGTCCCAATCATCATTGGGAATATGATAATACAGATTTTGACATTACTCCATTTTTATATGAAGTAAGTTAAAATATATTTCCTACATTGTAGGAATAATTAACTCGGTTGGCTTGACAACCATTAAGATAGCATATCGTGAGGTATGTAAAGATAGTCTTACACGCTATCGCTGTAGAAATACAGTCAATTCAAGCAAAACTGACATATCGGAGTCTCAAAAGGACTCGTTTCGTATCGGTAACGAAGTAAATCCTATACGGAAATAGTATCATGAAATAAGGGATGATAAGCACATTCAGGGGCGACCGCTGAGAATGTTGTTTTTGACCGCAAATCAAATAATCCATGCAAACTTATGAAGATATGACGATGAATCAGGAGGATATATAGTCTGAGTGCTTATTACACGATGGCGGTATCCATTTATGTGAGTGAACTGGCAACAGCCTAATTAGCTTATGTGAATGTTTAGTAGGGATGATAACCGAAAGATATGATGGTGTGGAGTATTCTTATTCTCAAAAGGAATTGGAGCTTCTGGTGTTGCACATCATCTGTATGAATAACTTTCTATGTATGTGATTTAATAACAATTGATAGCAAATCAAAAATTATTGGATGAATAATTCTTATCAAATTATATAAAAATATTACAGCGAAAGTCAACATCTATGCGTATTGAAAGCGGTTTAATAGTGTAATCTTTGGATAATACACTCACTGAGAAGCCTCGCAAGGCTTTGAAGTGTTTGGTCGAATCTGCACAGTTCTCTTAGCGGAGATTTATGGCAAGGCATTGTCGATGGAATGAGGACATCAGAGTAGATACGTAGAAATAGAGATCAGCCACTCTATAAGCAAGGCAATCGTGGGAAATACTATATGTGTGCATTAGCAGCATATGGTGGATAACGAGAGAATACATAATGCTCGTAAAGATTTCTGAATGTGCGTATAATCTCAGCGCATGTAAAATGTAAGGATCTCATACTTCGGTATGGGATTTTTTATTTTGGAACTTAGCTCAGTCTGGCAGAGCACCTAGATTATATCCAGTTTGTCGTGGGTTCAAATCCTACAGTTCCAACTACTATCCTACTCTATCGTAGGAAATAAATTAAAGGATGTGAAAATTATTAAGCTTATTAGTAAAAAAGATTTAGACAGATTAATTTCTAGTGGTGTTATTGGCATATGTCATCAGACAGGAAACAGATCTGAGCAAGGTATTCATTCATGTGGGTATTATGATGTCAAGAAATATAATTATGGCAAACATAATAATCTTGGAGACAATAACTATTTAAAAACAAATTACGCACATATTGGTGTTTCTATTACTGCTCATAAAATTTATATTGAAGACAAATATGTAAAGTAATATGCCAAAATAAAATGAAAGGCGGTGAAAATCATCGCAAAGAAAAAGCATGAAGTAAAAATAGAAATCATTGGAGGCAATGCCGAAGGTGTTACTGGTAGTTGTACTCGAATAAAAACTTCTGAACATTGTTATCTTTTTGAATGTGGAATGATACAAGGTAATCATACTGTACTTGAAAATTACAGAGCCAATATGAAATATATTCAAAAAGTAAGACCACAAGAAGTCGAATTTATTATTGTTGGACATCTTCACGCAGATCATATAGCCATGATTCCAACATTATATGCTCGTGGAAAATGTAATGCAAAAATAATTGTACCTAAAGGTTCAACTTCGATTTTAAAAGAAATGTGGCTTGATTCTTCATATATTAATTGCAGAGATATTGAAGTCATAAATCTTAAAAATGAAAGAAATTATGAGCCATTTTATACTGAAGATATTGTATATAAAACGCTTGAATTTGTTCAAGAAATTGATTCTGATAAAATAGTAAATTTATCTGATGAACTTGCTATTAGATATACTGATGCAGGACATATTCTTCTATCCAAACAATGTGAAGTATATATTAATGGTTCTTCACGCACCAGAAAAATTCTGTTTTCGAGTGACCTCGGCAATATTGCCACACAAGATACAAGAGTTTTTGTCGAAGATTTTAAATCTGTATCTTCAGCTAATATTGCAATAATGGAATGCACTTATTGCAGTAAAGATAGACAATGCACTAAAGAAACATATAAAAAAGACATTGAAAAAATCAAGTCTGTTATAGAACAATATTGTGTTGATAACAACGCAAGAGTTCTTATTCCGTCATTTTCACTTGACAGAACTCCATATATCTTATGGATTTTATATTCCTTATTTGGAAAAGATGAAAATTTCAAAGTACCAATTTTAATTGATAGTCCATTAGCGAATAGATTGTTAGATTGTTACTCTTCTATTCTTGAAGGTGATAAAAAAGAATTATTCGATGAAATGATGTCATGGAAGAATGTACAGAGAATTATTCAGCCTGAAAATAGTAAAGCTGCAATTGCTGATAAAGGAGCAAAAGTTATTCTTAGTAGTTCAGGAATGTTGACAGCAGGGAGGTCAATTAAGTGGAGCCAAAGTATTTTACCAAGAGAATCTGATTGTATCTTATTTATGGGATATTCAGGCGAAGATACTTTGGCATGGAAAATAAAACATGGTAAAGATAACAAGACAATCAATATTAATGGTAAGCCTTTTAAGAATAAAGCACAGATTTACGATTTAAAGTCATTTTCTAGTCATATGCAACGACAAGATATGATTAATTATTACAAATCTATAAATTGTGAAAAGATTTATTTAGTTCATGGTGATTCAAATAAAATTGAGTTTAAACATGATTTAGAAGATGCAATATCTGATTGTCTTAAATCTACAAAAGTTGTTGCTGTTAATAGCGGTACAAAAATCTCATTATAGAGAAATATTACGAAATTGGAGGCTAATAGCCTATGAATAAAGATTATTTACAGTTAGAGTTTGATAGTTTAGGAAGTGAAGCAAATTATAAACTTGCAGATCCGACTCTTGTTGATTATTATAAGCGATTAAATAATCGTGAAATTCTCATCAATCAAGATATTGATGATGGAATTGTAGAATGGACTCAGGAAATAGTTGAATGGAATAGAGAAGACAAGGATATAGCAATTACTGAAAGAAAGCCAATTAAGATTTGGATTAATTCAAATGGTGGTTCTCTTAATGCAATAAACGAGCTTATTAATATCTGTAATCTTTCTAAGACACCAGTTTATGCTATTGGAATGGGTAAATGTTACTCCGCAGGAGGACTTTTGCTTATGGGTATCCCAAGGGGTAACAGATATATCCTGTCGTCTACCGAAGCACTTATTCATGATGGTTCTACGGGTAGCTACGGAGATACTGGCAAGGTACTTGATGATTTAGAGAGAACTAAGAAAATCGAGGAAGACACAAAACAGTTTATTTTAAGTAATACAAAAATTACTGAAAGTGAATATGACAAGAATTATCGTAAAAATTGGTGGTTAGACGCTAACGAAATTATTGAAAAAGGTGTAGCTGACCACATTATTACAGATATTGAGGAATTATTTTAAGGAGGGCGCACTGCTCTCCTATTTTATTGGAGAAAAAGGAGATTGAAAAATGGCAAATTTTGCTTATAAGAAAACTACAACTACTGCTATGAAGGTAGCAGGAATTCTTGATACTGATAATATGACAGTTGATGTGGATGGCGAGGAGAAAAAACTTTCTACACTTCTCTCGGATTTCAATAGTGGTGCTATTGAGATTAATATAAAAGTCAAGGACGAGGAAGATCTTGACGAGCCTACAGAGACTTAATAGAGAGTAGGTGGACACTATAATAGATTTACATAGATTGGAAAATGAAACAGATTTTGAATGGAAATTAAGATGTTGCCTTGCAAAGAAACGTAAAGAGACAGATATGGATTGGATTGAAATTCGAGATATGCTTGGATTGAATATTACACCAGATCAGCTTAGAAAACAGGCTGTTGGATATGAAGAGTATGATAATTATATTCACAACTGCGAGGGTGCATCTGAAAGAATTTTATGTGTGTCAGATGTTCATATTCCGTTTAATTTACCTATTGATATTTTTGCAAGCTATAAGGGAATTGTAGACACTTTAATAGTCAATGGTGATTTATTGGATTGTTTTTCATGTTCTGCATTTCCTAAAAAATTCAAAGTAAATCTTGATGAAGAACTTGTTTTAGGAAGACAGTATATCATTGATTTAATCAATTTGACTACACCTAAAAAGGTAATGTTTGTGATTGGAAATCATGAATACCGTATGCAAAGATACTGTTCTGATAGATTATCAAATGAATTACTTGGCATCATTCCAACAGATCCGCTAGGAATGATTGTAGACGATGGATTTAAAGTTAATGATGAAAGAAATAAAACCCAGACACAATACTCTTCTATTCGTGAAGTGTTTGAAGATTCAAATATTGAAATCGTTTATGATAAAGAATGGTGGATAAAAGAAGGTAATGTAATTTTCTGTCATCCATTAAATTATTCATCTGGTATGTTAAAAACAACAGAAAAGGCAGTCAATTATTTCTTGCGTGTAGATCGCACATTTACTGGAATCGTAATGGCTCATACCCATAAAGTAGGAAGTTTTACTCAAGGTGGAATAAAAATGTATGAGCAAGGTTGCGTGTGTGATTTGGATAAGTTAGATTATAACAACGGTAAACTTATAATTCCAAATCAGAACGGGTTTATGTATCTTGCGTTGGATTCAAATGGTGACATTATTGATTCCAAGACAAGAATTATTACTGATTTCAAGACAAAGTAGACCAAGTACGAGTGACTTGGTTTTTATATTATGCATAAGTAACTATGAAAATTGGGCTAATTTTCTACTTTTAATTAGTCCGATTGTATAGAAATTGTGATGTTACTGTCACAATTGTATGTATCAGAGGGAGTGCACTCAAATGAGACGCTACCCTCTTTTGTATTAAAAAATAACAAATGGTTGAGAAAAAGGAGAAAATTAAAATGACAAAGAACGAGGTATTAAAGGCAGTAGCAAATAAAGTTGAGGGAGCTTCACAGAAGGATATCGCAGTTATTCTTGATGCTTTTGCTGATGTAATCACAGAGACATTAACAGCAAACCACGCAGAATCAGTTGCAGTTGGTAAGCTTGGTAAATTTAAAGTTAAGACAGTTCCAGAGCGTAGAGGAAAAATTATGATGGGTGATCGCAAGGGTGAGGAATATGTAACTCCACAGCATGACGAGATCACATTTAAGATGTCAAAGACTGCAAAGCAGCTCTAATCTGAAAGGTCGTGAATTGTTTGAAGAAAAATAAATATGAAGACATTCAGATGATTGATCTTGAGGATAAGGTTGATGACATTATCTCTATTTATATCAATAGATTATATCATACTGATAAAACAGTTGGTGTAATTGTAAATAAAGAAAATGCTGAGTATATCATGGAGGAACTTCTTGCGCTTGATGAAACAAGTGTTAAAGAGATTGATCTTGTAGATTATATGAATATAGACGAATATCTTGTATCAGTTGATGATAATTGTGTAATCACTGTTATCCCTATCGAGGACTTTGGAGTTCTTGATAAAACAGATATTTTCTACATTGATATGGATGGTGATATTGAGCAGGATATTATTGATTATTGTGTAAACGAGGATAAGGAAGTTATTCTGTTTGGTCAGGAAGATAACTGCGATGGTGATTGTGAAAACTGTCCTACACATGATGAGACTTATTTACACACTTCTAAAGACAAAGATGGAAATACTCACGGATTTACTGCTAGTAGGTCAGATGGCGACTCTTATATGAGTTATTCTTACTACTCTAGCGATGATTTAAGTCATGAAGATATTCAGAAAATGTTAAAGGCTTTTGGATTTTAGATTATTTAGAGTGTGTGGTGTATGCTGCACACTCTTTTTGTATCCTCTCATAGACCACTAAAGATGTGGGGCAGTCTGTAAAACTGTCGTCTTCGGATCGGCTTGGAGCGTTACCAAGTGGGAGGACTTTTGATGTTTTTTGTGAATGGAAACAGAGAATAAATAAATAGGTTGAACGGATAGTTCAATAAAGAGTTTTATAGGATGGCACTGCTCTCCTATCTCTACCTTCGTTAGTGAAACGCATGTATAGGGTATGTTCCTATCGCACTAACTAGCGGGGAGGTACACGTTGTGAAACGTCAGTAAATCCTCTCTTTTTACTAGAAAATATTTTTAGAAAAGGAGAAATTCAAATGGATGAAATTATTTTAAAAGAAGAAAATGGTCAAGTATTGGCAAGTAGTCGTGAAGTTGCAGAAAAATTTGGTAAGCGACATGATTCTGTTTTAAGAGATATTGATAATCTTATTAAATCTGACTCCACAATTTTGTGGAGTGAAATGTTTAGGGAAACTACATATACAAATAGTCGTGGAAAAAATTATCGGTGTTTTGATATGAATCGTGATGGATTTTCTTTGTTGTGTATGGGTTTTACTGGAAAAGAAGCACTTGAATGGAAATTAAAATACATAAATGCTTTTAACCAAATGGAAGAAAAGCTTAAATCAAATACTCAGCTTACAGAAGAAGAAAAATACAAACTTATGTTATTTAGTAAAGATGCAAGTGAGGTGGCTTATGCACACAACAAACTTGTTGAGATTGCTACTGCTCCGCTTGTTGCAGAAATTAAAGAACAAAAGCCAAAAGTTGAATACCATGATGATGTTCTGAATAAAGAAGGTCTTATTACCACAACTGTGATTGCAAAGGACTTAGGATTTAAGAGTGCTACAAAATTAAATAAAATTATGAATATGAATAAAATCATTTTCAAAAACCAGTCAGGTACTTGGTGTCCTTATGCAGATTATGAATGGTTAATTTCTGATGGATATGCTGACTATCAGAGTTACACACAAGAACATTCTTCACCTTGTCTAAAATGGACTGAAAAAGGTAGAAAATGGATTATTGAAAATTATAACAATTGGGTTATGAAATTAGTTAGTTAATTTTAAAGAAGCGATTTAGTCCACTACTATCTCGCTTCTTTTGTTATATTGAAAGGAAGTGAGATTTAATGGGTAGAAAAATACAGCATAACAATATTGTTACTGATGAATTATTGGCTCAGTGTAATAAAGAGAATGTAGAGTTAGGAAATGACTTTTTGGATTATCTTCGTTCAGTTGATAGATCTCCAAATACAATCAATGCATATAGACGTGACCTTTACATTTTCTGGGTGTATTTACTTCAGCATTGTGACAACAAATTCTTTATTGATTTATCTAAGAGGGATATTGCTCGTTATCAGAGTTTTTGCCTTACTGAATATAAATGGTCGCCAGCTAGGATGCGTAGGGTGAAGTCTACTCTCTCATCACTTTCAAATTATGTCGAAGCTATATTGGATGATGAATATGAGAATTTTAAACCGATTATACGCAAAATTGAAAATCCTGCAAATGAAAAAGTATTTACGAAAACTGTACTATCCGATGAACAAGTGCAGGAAATGCTTGATTATTGGGTTGAAAAAGGAAAATATGACAAGGCTTGTATTTTAGCATTGGCTGCATTTAGTGGCAGACGTAAGAGTGAATTACCACGTTTCAAAGTATCTTATTTCGATGACGAAAATATTATATACGGTTCTTTATATAAGACACCTGAAAAGATCCAAACAAAGGGAAGAGGCTCTAGGGGCAAAATGTTGACGGTATATACACTTGCAAAACCGTTTAAGCCATATTTTGATTTGTGGATGAATTATAGAAAAGAACACGGAATTGAATCAGAATGGTTATTTCCAAAGAAAGTAAATGGAGGATATATAGATGAACCTATGGATTCAAGCACTCTTGATAGCTGGGCTGATACATTCAGTAAGCATTTAGGAGAAGACTTTTATTTCCACAGTCTTCGTCATTTCTTTACAACTTCTTGTTCCAGAAGTGGACTTCCTGATGATGTGATTCAGATGCTAGTCGGTTGGAGTTCGCTAGATATGGTATCAGTGTACAAGGATATTGATGCTGATGAGCAATTTGCGAAATATTTTGCTGATGGAGAAATAAAACAAGTAGAACAAAAATCACTTTCTGATTTGTAGAAGATACTGATGAAGCTTTCGTCTAACATTATTTTTCCACTATAAAACAGAGAATATATAAGTATCACATCTTGGTCTTTGCTATTCACATAGCATTGTAAGACAATATCTATCCTACCAACATCTAGGATCTTCGGTGACTCTCAGCCTTAGAAATGAGAAGATGTTCGTGCTTCTCTGCGTTAATGAGAACCTTAATTGACGGATAAGAGACATGAAATCTTATCGAGAGGTCTTTGCTCCGAAGACTGAAAATATGTGGAGAATAATATGGTAAACGGTTGCTCATATACATATCATGCATTTGACGTGTAAGACACACGAGTTAGGAATGAGTAAAATGTGGAAGCATGAATTAGGTTGCGGATAAGCGACCTAATTCTAAAAAACTGGATGTGTACAGTCCAATATCAGCTAGTTAGTGCTTTATGCTGATTTTATTGTAGCATAGTAGTTTTAAACATTTTTAGCTGATGGCTAATATGGAGAGAACTTCATCACTTCTCCTACTATGCTTTAATATTGACTCGTAGCTCAATGGTAGAGCACTCGGCTGTTAATCGAGGCATTGTGGGTTCAAGCCCCACCGAGTCAGCTATGGCTCTATAGTATAAAGGTAATTATACCCGACTGTCTATCGGAAGATTTGTGTTCGATTCCCAATAGAGTCACTGTGTTAGTAGCTTAGTAGGTTAAAGCGTCAGATTGTGGTTCTGAATATCGTGGGTTCAAATCCCACCTAACACCTAATGATTAAAAGGAAAACGAAAAAATAAAAGAAAGGAGTGTACATATAATGGCTTATTTACAAGTTACTGAAAACGACTTGGAAATTGGTGACGTATTAAGTATTACAAGTGATAATTGTAAAACTTTAAAAGCTTTACAGATGCTTATTGGAAATCAGACAAAAGCAAGTATGAGTATTGATTTTGATAACAATTGTCTTGTTTTTAAAGTAAATGATACAGATATGAATTTACCACAATTACAGTGTAATTTGTCAAAGTCTACCATTAAAAATATGATTTGCGGATTAAAAGAATTTTATAACTTATTAAGTGAGGAGGAAACTGAATAATGAAATTAGCACAGAAAACAGAAATTAACGAAGATGTAATTACAGTAAGTTTAAATGTCGAAGAATTGGGTGATAGTATAAGAGATGCTGATACAGAGAAAAATCAGTTACATAATTTCGTAAGATATATCGAATATAGCCAGATTGACTTCTCTGGAAATTTGAAACTTTCAGATACAGGAATTCCTGTGATTGTTACTGATGAGCCAGACGGTTCTACTATTGAAAAGGTCACAATTTCTGATTTAGTAAATAAAAAGTACACTCTCGATGAGCATTTATCTATTACACTTTCTATTGACATAAATAAAATTCCTACTGCTTCTCTTGGTACAGTGTTTAATACTCCTGAAAAATTAGGACAGGCAATGGCAGTTCTTTTCTTGGAAAAAGTGAAAGCTGCAATCACAACAAAATTAACAGAAATCAGAGCGTTGGCAAATGATTTTGAAGCTGAAACATCTGTTGTACTGTAAGGAGGCTGACTATGTATAAAATTCTTATTAAAGATTCCAAAACAGGAATGTATCGTTATCTTACTGTAAAGCAGGAAATTATGAAAGAACAGAAAGAAACTGTAACCGATGAAGATACCCATGAAGTAAAAGAAGTTACTACATTGGTTGGGACTGGCGAATATGAAACTGTTGAATATTCTACAGAAAATAAAGATGAATTAGAGAAGAAATGTATTGAGCTTTTAGCTTCTTACAAGGTAACAGAATTTACTCCGATTAATACATTGGCTTATACAACAGATCTTGTTTGGTCTGAGTAATTTATAATGGGTGGTACTTTTCCACCCTAAATATGGGGCATTAGTCAAAAGGTAAGACAATGGATTTTCATTCCATGAGTATCGGTTCGAGTCCGTTATGCCCTATTTATGATTTCGTAGCCAAGTTGGTTAAGGCATCGGACTGCAACTCCGAGGGCGTGAGTTCGACTCTCACCGAAATCTTTTCGTGCGGTAAACCTGATGTGAAAGCCTATTTGGATGCATACGAAACTTAGGTGTGTAAGCTCAACACTTACTACCGTCCTATTAAATTATCCGTAGGCAACAACTACGCAGATTATTCTGATAAAGTCGTAATGAAAATAGTTTCATTTAGTTTAGAGAAAGATAATTTTTAAAGAAAGAGTCATTTACTTTGGAGATGGTTCTTTTGTTATGTAGTATTGGCAGAGTTGGTATTGCACCTGATTGCTAATCAGAGGTCATCGTTTATTCGGTGCATAGGTTCAAGTCCTATATACTACGCTCATGCCGTGTGTCCGATTGGTCGAGGATACTGTCTTGAAAACAGTCTGGATGTAAAAGTCTTTGGGGTTCGAATCCCTAACACGGCGTATACACCTATCTTTTGGCAAGAATGAAGTCTCCAAAACTTCTAACCTGTGTTTGATGCGCAGTGGGTGTGCTAAGTGAAGTGAATTGCACTTTCACTGGAAATTTAATATTGGAAATTATGAGAAGTCATTTCGTATGAAGTGGCTTCTTTTTATATTGGAATAAAAGGAGGTGGTCGTTAGTTTGGCTACGACAAAAGAGACACAGCCTACAAAATTAACGGCTGCACAATTAAAGAAGAAAGTTGAAACCCAAGAAGAAAAAATCAAATTCCTCAAAGAAGGTGCTTGGTGCTACATGTGTGATACACATAAAGCTAAAGATAAATTTTATGTAAGTACAGATCCTATGAGTAAAAGTGGTCTTACTCCAATTTGTAAAGATTGTGCAAAAAAGATAGCATTGAGAACTACAAATGGTGTTGATCAAGAACCTACGAGAGAATCAGTACAACTTGCTCTTAGATATTTGGGAAAACCTTTTCTCGAAAAAGTATGGGATTCAAGTATTCAAGAAGTTGAAAATCTTGCATCTGGAAGAGTTAAATCTAACGTATGGACTGCATATGCACGTCAGATTGCGATGCCTAATTATATAGGATTAACATACTTTGACTCAGACCATTTTGTTAAAGATAAAGTTGAAAATGAATCGGCAAAAGAACTAACCACTGAAGAAGAATTGATTGAATCACATGCAGGGTTGGACACATATGATAGTTTCTTAAAGAACAAAAATGATGTTATTCGATTACTTAGCTATGATCCGTTTGAAAAAGAAGATATAGCAGATCAGCCTTTTTTATATTCTCAATTATTAGGGTTATTAGATTCTAGTGAAGATGCAAATGAAGATATGATGCGTACTTCTTCTGCTATTTCTATTGTTCGTGGATTCTTACAACAATCCAAAATTGATGACACTATATCAAAACTTATGTGTGACATTTCTAATATCGAACGCAATTCTGCAACGATTAAATCTCTACAAGAAAGTAAAAGTAAAATAACTTCAGTTATTACAAGTCTTGCTCAAGATAGTTGTATTTCATTAAAGCATAACAAAAATGCTAAAAAGGGCGAAAACACTTGGACTGGTAAAATCAAGAAAATCAAGAGTCTTAATTTACGAAGTGGCGAAGTTAATGGTTTTGATATTGATACTTGTAGAGGTATGCAACAGGTTCAGGAAATTAGTGATGCTTCTATTATGAAACAGTTGGCACTTGATGAATCTGAATGGTCAGACATGGTTTCTGAACTGCGTGTTGTGAATACTGGTCTTCGTAAGGAAAAGGATGCTTACCAAGAAATCAATAGAATATTATTAAGAGAGAATCTTGATTTAAGAGATACATTAAAAGAAAACAATCTATTAAATGAAGAACAGTTAAAAGACTTAAAAGATGTTTATTCTGTTTTTGCAGAATTTGATGAAGTCGAAGAATCTCCTGATGATGAAACAAAGGAGGTCGCTGAAAATGAATCAGAATAAGCAAATGATTATGAATTATTATCAGAATGAAATTCTTGATTATGATAAAGATTTTTATAATCAATATGGAATATATGTAAAACCACATGGTTATTCTATCTCATCTCGTAAAATTGAGTCTTATATTCAAATTGCTGAAATTCAAAAATATTTGCAATGCAACCCGGTAAAAGCTATAGATCTCTTTTTTAACATAGAGCTTTTAGATGGACAGGCACTTCTTGTACAAAGAAGTTGGATTTGTCCAAATGTACTTGCTGTATGTACTCGTGGATATGGTAAAAGTACAGTTATTGATCTTGAGATAATGTCAAAAGATATGTGCTTTTGTAATGTATGGACATACATTGCAAGTGGTACAGGTGGTCAGGCTGAACAAACTTTTACTACTTTGGAACGACTTGCCAATGATAATATTGATACATTTTATGGTTCAACTGGTTCTGTGTTTAAGAATGAAATTGAAATTAAGAATGCAGCAGGTGATGGTTTTTCACACTCATCCAATGGTTTTTCCTATTCATGTTATAACGGATCTATGACTAGGACATTGAACGGAAATATAGATGCCAAAAGAGGTATGCGAGGCACCGTAATTTTTGACGAAAGCGGCTTCTTGTCAGATGAAATGATGAATGTTTATGGTGCATTTGCTGTTGTAAATAAAAGCTTAAAAACTGGCAAGGATGTTGATGGTAATTCAATAGATCCTATTCGCCAAAGATGTTTGCCAAGAGATTTATCATATCAGAAATATTATATAAGTTCAGCTTCTTCAACTGATACTCAGTTTTGGAGACTGTATCGTGACTTTTCTAAACAGCAAATCATGGGAAATCCAGATTATTGTGTTTTACATATAGATTGCGAACAAGCATTTAAACCAACTCTTAAAGGTGAATTAGTCACTCCTCTTTTATCTCGAAATACTGTTGAATCTGAAATGAGAACAAATCCAGAAAAAGCAAGACGTGAATATTATTGCATTTTCACTACAGATGCTGGCACTGATGCAATTATTCGTAGAGGTGTTATTACACGAAATGAAGAAACAAGAAAGCCTCTTCTTTACAATGATACAGGTAATAAAAAATTCGTAATCACATATGATCCTGCTAGAAGTCGAGATAATTCAGTAATTCTTGTTGGTGAAATTTATGAATACGAACAGGTGGACGGAAGCATTGATACAAGAATGAGATTGGTAAACTGTATTAATCTTATTGATGTTGGTAAAAAAATTAAATCTCCTATGCAGACACCAGATCAGATTGAATATTTAAAAAAAGTAATTCTTGATTATAACGGTGGAGCTGACGCATATGGAAATATTGTTGGTGTATACATTGATGCAGGTAGTGGCGGATCTGGTGTTAATATAGCTGATTATTTAATGCCAGATTGGACAGACTCTGCTGGCATTGTTCATAGAGGCTTAATAGATAAAGAATACTCTGCCGATTATGTTAAGAAATTCCCAAATGCAGTAGACAAAGTACATCTTATGTCTCCTGCTGGTTACAAATCTGAAATGTATGAAGCAATGATTGAGTTAATGAATCAAGATAAAATTAGCTTTACCGCACAATATGATCACAAAGGTTATCTTACTGTTTTTGATGTTGATGAGAAAAAACTGACTAAAGAGAAAGAAAGAATTTCTGCCGAACTCAGGAAGCAAAAAGTTAATGAAAAAGAATTTGAAACTAAGCTTAATGAAGAATTAGAGAAAATTGAATCTGTTAATACAAAGACCATAAAGCTTGATTGGCAAGATGAAATTGCACTTGCTAACATTGATGCTTTAAAAGAAGAACTTGTTAATATGGTTCGTAAGAAAAGAGATTCTGGAAAAGATTCATTTGAACTTACGCCTGAAAAAGCCAATAAGCTCCACGATGATCGTGCGTATACGGCGTGTATGGCTTCTTACGCCCTTATGTGTGAACGTAGAAAAGCTATTACAAATAGAAAACGTCCAATGGAAGATGCGACAAGTTTTATAAATAAACTTACAATCCGTAAGGCAAAATACAATTAAGGAGGTGCATTATCAAATATGCCTAGACCTAAGAGAGTAGATGCAAATTCTAATGCACCTACCAAAGTAAATAATTCGCAGAAGAAAACTACTTCTTCTACTCCAAAACAGCCAACCGCAAATGAAATGCGTGAATGGTATGAGAAAAATAAAAGTAGACTTGAACGTTATGAAGACGCAACAAGTGCTATTACAAGTCTTCGAGATATTCAGAAATCATCCAGATATACGTCAATCAGTAACTATTCAAAGGAAGATGTAAAATCATACATAAAGAATATCTCTTCTAATGAAAAGAATCTACGAAGCTTATCTCGTTATCTTTATTATCGTTCAGAAATCTATTATCGTCTTTGTAAATATTATGCAAATCAGATTGATCTTACAATTCGTAATATTGTTCCCCCATTTATAATCTCAGGCGAAAATGATGTACAATCCACATTACAAAAGTATCAAGAAACAGTTAATATAGTTGATACTTTAGGATTAAATTATGAATTTCGTAAAGCTGCGTCTATCACTTTAAGGGAAGATGTATTTTATGGATGTGCTTATTATACAGAAGGACAAGGAATGTTTGTTCTTCCATTAGATCCAGATTATATGAAAATAGCAGGCATGTTTCCTGATGGTTCATTTGCAGGAGCTATGGATATGAGTTATTTCCGTAGTCATCAGGAACTTCTTGAATATTGGGGTGAACCATTCAATAGTATGTGGAATACATATAAGAGTACAAATGAAAAATATCAGCTAATTCCAGAAGAATATAATGTATGTATTAAATTTAGGTCTGAAGACTGGGAAACCATCGTTCCCGTGCTTACACCTATATTTTTATCATTGATTGATCTTATGGACGCTTCTGATTATCAAGCAGTTCAACAGGCGGCTAATATTTATAAATTAGTATGGCTTGAAATGAAGACAATGGGTAAAGATGTAGATGATTGGGCTGTGAATCCAGATATAATGATTCAGTATTTCAATCGTATGCTTGAAGAAGCATTACCGCCTTATATCTCTGCTGCTATTGTTCCTGGTGAATTGCACGAGATAAGTTTTCCAGATGATGCAACTGGCGATGTTACAAAAGTTGAAAAAGCTACAAAAGAAATTCTCAATACGGCTGGTGGTGCTCAGATATTAAATCTAAACTCCGCTTCTAACTCTACTGCTTTTAAATATGGCGTACTTGCAGATTCTACATTTTCTATTTCAACTCTTATTCCACAGATTCAAGCGATTGTAAATCGACTTTTATCTAGTTGGATATCTGAACCTTGTAAAGTTAAATTCTTTGATGTCTCTATTTATCAGAAAGATGACTTTAGAAAATCAATCTTGGAATCATGTACCAATGGATTGCCAAACAAAATTCTTTATAACACACTAAATGGTGTGTCTGAAAAAGATACGTTATCTATGAACTTTTTGGAAGAAGACTGTTTGCAGCTTAGTTCAAAATTCAAGCCACTATCTAGCACTTATACTCAGACAGGTAATGATAAAGGCGGTGGTCAAGAGAAGGATGATTCGGAACTTACAGATGCTGGACTTCGCACGAGAGACGAGGATCTCAATAATAAATAAAGGAGGTGTCTTAATATGAAATACAATTTTATTAAAACATCCGACAAGGAGACAAAGGAAAAACTTCTTAAAGAAGGTTTTAAACTGGTATCTCAAGATGGGAATGTGGCAACATTTTTGAATAACCACCCTCTCACTTTTGAAAATACAAATAATAAAATTCAGCATAGCAATATGCTTACATTCTAACCACTCTCCTACTTTGAGTGGCATATCAACAAAGAAAGGAGGAATAGGTTAAATAATGCCAAAGGTTATTAAAAAGAAAATTTTAACTGAAGATGATTTACTAAAATTCTGTCAAGAGCAGAAATTTGCAAAATTCAGTTCTAAAGATACTGGCTATCAGTTGGCTTTAAAAGTGCCTACTACTTTTGAAATAGACGATACCGTAGACGAAAATCATCGTGGAATGATGCGTCTTAAATTCAGAATTTTTCATACAGGGCTTAACAGAAATAAGAGTTATGTATCAAAGGATGCTGCTGAGAAAGCAATGAATACTATTGCTGATAGACCTGTATTGGCTGCAATCCATCAGCTTGACGATGGCAGTTGGGATTTCGAAGGTCATGAGATGGAAATTGTTAAAGACGAAAAAGGTAAAGAAGAACTGAAATATATTGAATCTCAAGTTGGTTCTTTCTCATCTGAACCTGCATTTTGGGAACATGATGATAACTTAGATAAAGATTATGTATGTGCTTATGCTTATATAAGTGAAGAATACACAAAGGCTTGTGAAATTATTCGTGCAAAACAAGGTTCAAAAAATAGTTGCGAGCTTTTCATTGATGAACTCTCTTACAACGCCAAGGAGAAATATCTTGAATTAAATGATTTCTATGTAAACGCTTCGACTTTGTTGGGAAGTCATGATGATGGTACAGAAATTCAGGAAGGTATGGAAGGTTCTCGTGCTGATATTGCTGATTTCAGTGTAAATAACAATTCAGTTAAATTTGACAAAAATGAAAAATTGATTGAACTCTTAGAAAATCTTAATAAGACACTTTCTAATTTCAATAAAGAACAGACTCCTGTTCAAACACAATCAAAGGAAGGAGGAACAAATAACAAAATGACAAAATTTGAAGAGTTACTTGCCAAATATGGTAAGACTGCTGAAGATGTAACATTCGACTATACAGAAATGTCAGATGAGGAACTTGAAGCAAAATTCGCTGAGATGTTCGATGATGACAATTCAGAAGGAGATAATTCAGGTAACGGAGAATCTGGTGAGCCTTCCAATGATGGAGAAGGTAATGGCGAAGGAGCTTCTGATCCAGATGGGAATGAAGGTGAAAGTCAGACTTTTGAAAAGATTGTTCGTACATATGAGATTTCTCATGAAGATACAAGATATGCACTCTATAATCTGTTAGCACCATATGAAGAGTCAGATAATGATTATTACTATATCTCAAATGTATTTGATTCTTATTTTGTATACGAGGGTTGGTGTACTGACAAAATTTACCGACAGAACTATACAAAAGATGGAGATAATGTTTCATTTGATGGTGAGCGTATAGAATTATTCCGTGAGCTTTTGACAGCAAGTGAGAAAGCTGAACTTGAATCCATGCGTTCTAATTACGCTGCCCTTAAGGAGTTTAAAGAGACAGCAGAAAAGAATGAACTTCATGCACAAAAAGAAGCTATTATCAATGCTGATAACTATTCTGTTCTTACAGAGAAAGATTCAGAAGGAAATTATGTAAATACTGATTTCGCTGAATTAGTAAAGACTATGGATAATTATTCCGTAGAAGACTTTGAAACAAAAGTAAAGGTTATGCATTCAGATTATATGTCTGCACATGCGAACTTCTCTTCTGTTGACACAAAGAAAAACACAAATTCGGTTAAGATACTTACAAATATGAATAAGAAATCAAAGCCTAAGAAAAACTACGGCAACTTACTTGATTAAAAAACTGAATATAACTTCATTTCATATAGAACGCTTTATGCGTTCTTTTTTATTGCAAAAAAAACAAAATTTAAGGAGGAAAACATAATGGCTATTAAATATGCTGCTACAAAATTTCCACAGATGGAAATTGGTAATTTACTTGCTCAGGATTATGGCGAGCACATTTTATCTGTAAAGATTACAGAAGATACACCTAATGGATATCATTTCAAACCAGGTAAGATGACTTCTCTTGATAATTGGGAGATGGAAGCTGCAACTGAAATTGATGCTTATATCGCAATGAAAGATGCGTCAGGAAGATACCTTGTTGTAATTAGAGATCCAAAGGGGGTTGGTGTTATCTATCAGAAACCTCTCAACAATGTCGAGAGTCCTCGTTCACTCGCACTTGCTTCTAATTTCTATAACGATCCAGCAGACGGTGCAGTTCGTGGATACATGCTTCATTCACAGGATCGTTATTGGCTTACAGAAGATAATTTTGATGGCTCACCTACAGTTGGAGCTGAAATCACAACGATTTCTAGTGGAAAATTAAAAATTGGTGCGTAATAGAAAGGAGGATATAGAATAATGATGAGATTTAGTACAGAACATTTAAGAAAAGTTTTTGAAGATGCTGATAAGTATGAAAATTTTAAGAAGCTTACATATAACTTAAATCACGGAATTGATATTTATGAGTACGATGATGACGGAAACCAGAGAAAGGTTTCTAAACATGAAGCAAATAAGGCAATCCGTAAAATTATTATGGAGGTATGCGACCTTACTGAAGAGGATCTTAGATCCAATAAGAGACGTGAAAGAGCCTTAGAGCTTCATCACACAGAAGTATATGAGTTACTTGAGTCTGATATTGATTTTAAGGTAGATACAGCATTCAAGGAATCTGAGTGGTTTAATGATTTTGTAGATATGAGAAATGTTAAACTTGGCGACGAGGAAGAGTTTTGGTCAAGAGAAAAGGTTATGCTTGCTGTTGCTGAAATTAGTGGTGACCACCATGATCTGACTTTACAGTACTTAAATGAAGGTATAGCACACAAGATTCATACTAAGAAGTATGGTGTAAAGATTGGTAAGGATATTGATCTTATTTTACTTGGACGTATTGATTTTACTGAGCTGACAGATAAGATTGCAGAAGCGTTTGTATATAAAGTTCAGGAACTTTGCTATACAGGAATTTATGGTGCTGCAACTAAGTTACCTAACAACTCTCAGTTTGTAAAAACAGGTGCTTTATCTGCTTCTACTAAGGACAAGTTTGATACACTTCTTGAGGATGTTGGAACTGCTAATAGTGCAGAAGTTGTTATTATGGGTACAAAGACTGCATTGAAGAAACTTAATGGTCTTACAGAAGTTGATTGGAGAAGTTTGTCTCAGAAAGAGGATGTTGCAAAGACTGGTCGCCTCGGTACATACGAAGGAACAGAACTTATTGAGATTCCTCAGAGATTTGCTTTCAATGATGTAACAAAGAGACTTATTGACGATAAGAGACTTCTTATCTTTGCAAAGAATCAGGAACAGTTCGTGTGGTTTACAGATAAGGGTGAAACTCAGATTTATGAGTCTGGTACTCAGAAGGGTGAACACGCTGATGACTTCCAGAAATATGAAGTTCAGAGAGAAATGGGTGTTGAGGTAGTATTACCACAGTACTTTGGTCAGTGGACTCTTGAATAGTAAATAAGGTTGAGTGGTTAGTTTATCTAGCCACTCTTTTTTATATTGGATAGAAAGGAAAAATAAATGGCATATACAAAAAAGACCACCACAAAAGCAATAGAAAATACTAATACTGATGTGGCTGAAAAGAAATCAGAAAAAAAGAAGTTTGAGCCAACAGAAATGATTCCATGTGTGTCTCTTACCGCAGGAGAATTATTTTATGTTGGACTTAAATCAGATACTTTATATACATTTGCAGATATTGATGACGTTCAGGAAATTGAATTTAGAGATTTGGATTATGCAGCAAGGAAGGGTGACAAGATGATGTTTAAACCTCGTTTTGTTGTACAGGATGCGGATTTTATCGCATTACATCCAGAACTTGATGATTTATATTCTACTCTTCACTCGACAAATGATTTAAGAGATATTTTAAAGATGACTCCTTCGCAAATGGAAAAAGCAATCTATTCTCTTCCAATTGGAGCACAGGAAGCATTAAAAACTATTGCAACAAGTATGGTTGATGACGGAACACTTGATTCTGTTAAGAGAATTCAGACGCTTGATTCTATTTTTGGAACAGAGTTACTTTTAAAATTGAATATGTAGTAAAGGAGGCTCACAATGACGCTTCCATATGAAACAATTTTTTCACGAACAAGAGGACGTATTTCAGATATGAAAGAACTTTCTCTTGACGAAAACGATCTTAATGAAACATGGACTGAACGCTTACACATGGTTGCAGGTGATGAACGAGTTATTAGGAAATTCGCTTCATTTAATATGGATGACGGAATGGAACAGATTGAATTTGAGATGCAATATCCTGTTAGCGATTTTGCAGATAAGGAATATGTTATAGGATTGTTCACTCTTGGAATGACAATTGAATGGTTAAAACCACAGGTTGACTCTGCAAAATTTACTGCTAGAGTCTTAGGAACAAAAGAAGAAAAAAACATGCAGAATCCATATAAAGATATGCAAAGTAGATTAGATACATTACAGCATGAATTTAGTAGAAAACTTGCAAGTCATGGATATATTAATAATTCATATGTGCGAGGTGAATAACTATGGAATATATATATGGTTCGTTCACTAAAAGGCAAATTAAAGAAGCTGCACATGCAATGCACAACGATGTCCATAAGTTATTACTTTATAAGGATAATCAAATAGAAGAAAAAATATTTGAGAATGATGAAGCTTTTCTTATATTTTTCCACAATGTTATGTTTAAATTTAGTGGAACAAAGACTCTATTTAATAACAATGGAATTATGGTCACACTAATGGCTACTTTGCAAGCCGCTTATGACGAAGTTACATCCGATGAGTTTGATTACATGACATTTCGTAGGGCTATTTTAGATAGTCACAATTACATTAAGCAGATGTTTGAAGGAGGTGTTGGTGATGCCAAGCTTACAGACAGCACGGCGAATCGCTAACGCCAAAACAAATAATGCGAAAACTTTAGGTCAGATTTATAAAGAAGAATCTGATTTTTTGATGGAAGAAACTTGGGATAACAGTATTACTTCCACGACCTGTTACATTTATGACCATTTTCATGATGACTTCTTCACAGACGAACATGGAATCACACGTTCACTTGCTGAAGGTATGACTTATGAAAATACCAATAAGACAAAAATTGATGCAAAGTTTATTATCAAATCTTATCAGTCAATGGATAAAGATCAAGTAGAATACTATCTTATGTTTCGTCCAAGTCAGCCTGTAAGATTCAATGAAGGTGATGATCTTTATTATTATGAGACTGATTTTAGGAAACGCTATTCTGCGACATTTCCGATAGGACTCTGGGTGGATTTACCTGACGATAGAGGGGTATATCATAAATGGTTAATTTGTAGAAATGAACCTGCAAATCAATTCCCAAAGTATCTGATTTTGCCAGCCAACTATGAACTTATGTGGGTGGAAAAAAATAATGAAAAACGTATCAAGCGTAGAATGTGGTGTGTTTTAAGACAACAAATGTCTTACACATCAGGGGTTTATACTGACCGTGTATTTGGGCATACGGATAACCAAAATAAGTTGATACTGCCGATGAATTCTATCACAGAAAAATTCTGGTATACGGACGATGATTCAAAGAATATGCGAGTAATTGTTAGTGCTTTGATGGAGAATCCTACGGTGTGGAAAATTACAAAATGTGAATCGGCTTCTCCACTTGGGCTACAAAAACTTACATTGTACACCAATTTCTTTAACGAGCATACTGATTATGTCAATTTTGAAACAGGCGAAATGTATGCAAACTATTTCGATTCAGAAATCGCCCCAACAGATCCATCTACTCCAACCACTCCCCCATCTTCTATCACAACAAGAATTTCAGCGTCCACCTCAACAATCAAGGTCGGTGGCTCTTATAAAAATCTTACAGTAAATCTATTCAATGATTCCAATGAAGATATTACAACTGAATATGCTGATGCAACCTTTACATGGACTTGCTCTATTGATAATGAAGATTGGACAGATAAAGTATCATGGCGAGCTGGTACAGAGTACAACCAAAAGAAAGTAAAGTTTACTAGTGATTCTTCTACTATTGGCAAAATATTGTCTGTTAAATGCACTATTGAAAAAGATGGTGTAATAATTGAATCTGAAACTCTTGCGTTGGAATTAGCAGATTAGGAGGTGAAAATAACGGAAAAGATAATTACAAAAATTGATCTATTAAATAAAATTAAAGAGTATAAATCAGCTCCTGATGATGAAAACATTCAATATAAGAAGAAAATTGAAAAAGCTTTATTAACTCGTCCAGACTTATTATATGCCCTCAATGAAAAAAGTTTAGAAACGGAACTTTTTGATGATGATGGCAATGTAAACTGGGAGTGGAATAATGAAATAGGTGAATATGAGCCATTAGGCGAATGGGAACGGTACTTTGGTAGTAATTCAAACATTCGTCCTTTTTTATTTATTCCTGACACTCAGACAGAAGTAAAACACTATATATGTTATCAAGTAGCGTTTGACGAAATGCCTCGTTATCAAGATACATTAAAGTACACAAATATTACATTTACAATATTTGTTCACGGTAATGACAGGTATGATAAACTTACAGGTATTCCACGCCATGATTTAATCGCTTCTATTATAAGAGAACGATTCAACTGGTCTAATATCTTTGGTATGCAGACTCATCTCATATCTTCTAAAGAATCCACAACAGATAATAACTATCTCGTTCGTACTCTTGTATTCCAAGTTGTTGATACTAATGGAATTCACAAAACAATTGATGGTAAAACTTCTATCACCAATTATGGAGTTAGGCGGTGATTAAATGGATGTATTAGAAACGCTAGACAATCTACAAAATGCCGCAGAACAAGATTCTGAGAAAAATAAATCTAATAATAAAAAATCAGAATATCATTTTGATAAATTAAGAATGTATTTTGGTGAAGATTATACCATAAATAATATTACAATTTCTGTACCAACAATCGGAGATATTCTTGAAGTTGGGGAAACTAGATTTTATCAATCTTTATCACCTTTTCTCAATAACCCAACATCAATTAGGGTTTTCTTATATGATACTTTTCACAAGGATTGGAACAAAACCAAAGACATTGAAGTATTTTATATAATGTATCAACTTGTACAAGATAAAGAACCACTAAATTTAATTTTTAAAGATTTTAATTTTGATGGATTTGTGTTAACTCCCGCAAAGAAAAATAAACAAGATACAGAATATGACCACTTGGCGCTATTTAACGAAGATAAGAACATCCTTATTTATGATGATGAATATTTAGAGATTGCGGAATATATTCGTACAATGATGAATGTTCATCCGAAAACAGAAAAGGCAAAAGGTAAAACCACAAAGCATTGGATGTTACAAGAAGATAGAATGAAGGTACAACAGAGCGAAGACAAGAAAGGATCTTCCACTCTCTTACCTCTTGTATCTGCTTGCATAAATCATCCTGGCTTTAAATACAAGTTGGATGATTTAAAACAAGTTAATATATGTCAGTTCATGGACTCTGTACAAAGAATACAGAAATATGAACAGGGCGTTGCAGCTATGCATGGTATTTATGGCGGCATGGTTAGTGCAAAAGATATCCCAAATGACTTAATTAATTTTATGAGTGATTTATAATCGCTCATTTTTTATTGCATAAAAATAACAAATTTTAAAGGAGGAAAATTAATATGGCATTTAAATTAGGTGACGTAATCGTTGATAGACTTCAGTTTGGTTACGGTGCAAAAGCAAACGGTACACCTCTGTATGCTTTAACTCAGCTTACAGAAGCCAATATTGATATTACAGCAGATTCTACTGATATCAATGATAAGGATGGAAACCTTGTATATAGAAAATATACGGGTAAAAAAGGCGAGGTAACTGCAACTAATGCATTTCTTAATCTTGCAGTTGTCGAAGCTATCTCAGCCACAGATGCAGAGATTGCAACAGAAGACAAAGGTATTGTTATGCCGATGATTCAGCTTGTAAAGGCAGGTGAAACACTTGATATTACTGGTTATGTAGATGGTTCTGTTGTCGTAAACTCTCTATCCCCAAAAGGTTCTATGGGTAAAGAATTATATACAAAAGGTACTTCTGCTACTGCAACAGAATTTGCTATTGTACATACAGATGCATCTGGTGAACCTGACAATACACCTGCGAGCGATGTATTAACTCCACCAACAGCAGATGGAGAGACACAGTACATCGTTAAATACAAGAAGACAATTCATAGCGGTGCTAAGATTACCAACTCTGGTAAGAAATTCCCGAAAGCGCATGAGTTATTTTTCAAGGCATTAGTTGTTGATAAATGTGATACAGAAACTCTTAGAGCTGCAATCATTCACATTCCATCATTTATGCCAAGTCCAGAGTTTACTCTTGCACTTCAGGGCGGTGATTCTCAGACAATGGATTACAAAGGAGCTATGATGCTTAACGCATGTTCTACAGATTCTGAACTTTTCTCTATTTACTACATTGATGAAGAAGAGGAAGATATCTAAATAAGATTGCTTGGGCAGTTTAATCACTGCCCTCTTATAAGGAGGATTAATGGCTAATAAAGATTTGAGAACCTGTATGTTATGCCGAAAAAAATACAGTTTTTGCCCAGTATGTAATCCAGAAGACAAAAGTAAACCAACATGGTACTTTTGTTGGTGTAGTGATAATTGTCACGAAATTGATAGAATTGCTTCTGCGTATGAAGATGGACGAATAACTGATATTGAAGCAAAAGAGAAACTGTCCAAACTTGATTTATCAAAAAAGGATAATTTTGGAGAGAGTTATCAGAAATCTATTGCTTCAATTATGAAGGCGCAGGTAAAGAAAACTATAAATAAAAAAGAAAAGAAAACAGATAATGAATCTGTTAAAAATGATATTGTTGCGGAAGTCGAGGAAAAGACTGATGGTAATGTTGAATAGTGATTTTGAAAAATATAAATAGGGAACATAATTACTATTCAACGGTTTTATGTTCCCTATTTTTTACGTTATATGAGGAATAGAAGGAATGACTATAGAAAGCAATTTAAAACCAAGGAGTTATAACGAAAAAGAAATTATCCGTATATATAACAGAGATTAGCAAACATTCTATATTGATTCTGGTATATATCCTATTGATTTATATCCAAGTTATAGTCCTAAAAATGATAGAAAAATTATTGTAATGATTTTTCTTAAAAATGATACTAAAGAAGTATATATGAAATGGAAAAATTATGAATAAATAGGTTACTCAAGACAATGAGCATAAAAGTAGATGTCATACCTGTGAGTGAACAATTACGTAATCAATAGTCAGGTCGCTACTACTCTCCTATGGAAAGGAAAATTTATGAACAAAATCAACTGGAAAGTTCGTTTTAACAAAGAGAATATTTTATTTATTGCACAGGTTATTATTTCTGTTGTAGTTCCAATTCTTACATATTTCGGATTACAGGCATCCGACTTAACAACTTGGTCAAAGGTGTGGGAAACGTTTGTACAGGCAGTAAGTAATCCATATGTCGTTGTAATGGCGTTAGTATCTTTATTTAATGCAATTACTGATCCTACGACTAGAGGTATTGGAGATTCTACTACTGCTCTTACTTATAAAAATCCAAAGGAATAATTTTGAAAGGAGGAGTTTGTTATGGCTGTATTATGTGCATGGGCTTCTGCAAACGAATATGGTAAAACAACCGGAGGTAAAGCCGGTGATCAGACTGGCAAAGAAGTCAAATGTGGAAATATTTATAATTTTGGTCAGACAAGAGTTTATAGATGTGCCGATAGAAAATACGCAGTTAAGATTGGTGCGGCTGCCAAAGCTATTGCATTAAATAACAATTTTGGTTATTGTCAGGAACACAGGACTACATCGTATAACGCATTAAAAAACGTTAATTGGATTGTAGCAAATGTAAAGACACCTGTGGAAATTGATTGTTCCGAATTAGCAGCATGTGCTGTAAATGTTGCATATGGAAAACCTGTCATTTCTTCTGCTGTATATTCTGGCAACATTGGTGGTGCTTTAGTAGGAAGTGGATTATTTAAAGAATTAAAAGCATCAAAATATCTTGGTAAATCAGAGTATATCGAATGTGGTGATATTATTGTTGCACCTGGCAAACATGTAATTGTTGCATATACAGATGGTTCTAAAACATCTCAGAATACAATTATCACAACTATCCAGAGTGTCACATCTGGAAATAAATTAGTAAAACGTGGTCAACGTGAAGCTATTAAATTCACAGGTGTAAAAATTGTTACCGATGGTTTAGTTGGTGGAGAAACAAATATGATGAAAGTAAGAGTATTGCAACACGCCATCAACTTAGATTATAAAGCAGGTCTTGTTGAAGATGGTAAACTTGGTTCTGCAACTAGGAAAGCACTTGGCTCTCATTATGTTAAAAAAGGAGAAACACAGAATATGGTTACTGCGCTTGAGATATTATTATATCTTAATGGTTTTGATCCAAATGGAGTTGAATATCCAGGTACATATGGAAATGGTCTTGTCACTGCTTCAAAGAAAAAATTCGGAGATGATGGATTAAAGGTTACTGCATCTGAATTCATTCAGTTATTATAAAGATTGGAGGAATTTGTATGTATGGAAGCAATAGAAAATTTAGCGCAAATTAATTATGTGTTGGTAATTTTAGGATTTTTTGCAATTTTGTTTGGGGCGAAAGAAATTATTGAAATTATATCGTATTTTAAAAATAGATTCCGCATTAAAACTGGTGCAGAAGAAGATAAAGAAACCATTGACAAAAGAATAGCCATATTGGAAAAACATGATAATTGGCAATACAAAGAAATTACTAAAATGTCCAAAGGTATAGAGAATATTGAATCTGAGTTATTAGATAATAACCTAGAAAGAAAGCGAAAATATATTTTAGATTTTTGTTCTTCCATCTCTAATGGTCAGAAACAGAATAAGGAAGCTTTTAATAATGTATTCAAAACATACAAGAATTATGAAAAGCTTTTAAGCGATCATAATATGGAGAATGGTCAAGCAGAAGAAAGTATGAAATTCATTTCTGAAAAATACCAAGAGTATTTAAGGAATGATAATTTTTAGTGTCAACAATTCTAGCATATCAAATAAATTATCAATTCAACTTATAAGTTTCTTTTATATTATATGCATAATAAAAATAGTTCTATACATACTAAATACATGAAGAACAAAGTTGGAGAATACAGATATAAACATAATATGTCTATTGCGGAATTAGCAGAACGAAGTGGTATGTCTACTACTGCTATTTCCAATTTGGAAAATGAATATACTTCTGATATTCTTTTGTCCAACGCAGTTTCTCTATCACATGTATTACAAGTGGATTTGTATGAACTATTTTGTATTAAGCGATAGGAGGAATTGCTTATGAGAACATATTTTAATTTGATATGTGAAGAAGTTGAAGCAACTGGTGGGAAAGTAATTCATATTGACAAGAATGCAGGTGATATGGAAGAAGTACACAAAATAGTTTGTGAACACATTGAAAAATATCCCAACGCCAAGTGGGAACTTTATCCTATGATTATTAATAATTAACCAAGTACATATGACAATTGAATATAAGAATTATGAAAGAGCGGATTCATTTGGATTCGCTCTTTTGTTATGTAAAGGAGAAAATGATATACAAGAATTAAAATTAACATCTCCTATCGCACCTTCAGTCAACCACTATTTAGGTTGGAGAGCTATTTTAAAAAATGGGAAGCCAATGGCGGTAGGATATAAAAAACCAGAAGCAATTAAATATCAGAAAGAATTCGCAAAATATGTAAAGACAGAAGCAAAAAAACAAAACTGGATTAAATCGGATGACAAATCACAGCACTATTATATGGATTGTATCTTCTATTTTGACAGAGTAGACAAAGATGCCAATAATAGTTTCAAGTGTCTTGCCGATGCGATTACAGACAGCGAATCAGTGTGGATTGATGACACTCAGTTATGTGAACGTGTACAAGGGATTTATTATGATTCAGAAAATCCACGAATAGAAATTACAATACGACCTGTTGACTACATTGGAGTTTTTGACAATGCTTCACAGTTTGATGAATTTAAATCTCACTGCATCGGATGTAAAAGATACAAACGAAATTGTAGTCTTCTAAAGAAAGCTATAGAAGGTCGAATTCAAAAAGAAATACATAATGGAGAATGTGAAAAATTCTCGCCAATAAATGATTAAAGGAGAAAAAGGAATATGAAACTTTTAGAGTTTGTAGAAAAGTATAACAACATGGCAAATAACACATTAAGGGAACAGTTATTAAGTAAAATCAAAATCACCCCTTATGTATCATTCATTAAGAAAGAAGTTTACGCACAGTTGATTGTAGATAAGACAACATTTGAACAGGAAGCTTATGATGATAACGGAGTAACAAAGTATCGTAAAACAGATAAGATTAGAGTAAATTCTGTTGCTCAATATGTGCAGTTTTGTCGTGCCGTGATTGAATTATATACCGATCTTGAGATTGACGAGGATGATAAAGGCTTTATTAATGGATATGATGCACTCAAATCATCTGGCTTACTTGATATTTTAATGGTTGGTTCTGATAAAGATGATCCGCTTATTCCTATGAGTGAGTTAAGTGAGTTTAAGACCATTTTAACAATGAAACAGTCAGATACTCAGTTTAATGAGACAACCACTCAGGCGTTTATTAGCAAACAGATTGGAAGAATCTCTGATCTGGCAAATGCTACTCTCACACCACTTGTTGATGTTGTGAATAAGAAACTTGATAGTTTATCCAATGATGAGTTGAGAAAGATTCTTGATGATTATAAACTTAAAACTACTGAAAATTTTAAAGAGGTATAGAAATTCAAATTTCATTTGGAGGATTTATATGATTGAAGGAATAATTTATGGACTTATTGGTGCATGGTTTCTCAGTCTATTTGGAATTGATAATATCTTTGTAGAAGCATTGCAGCCATTTGTAAATTTTACATTAACAACAAGTCATTATTATTTCGTATTTGGATTTGTTGGCATGGTATATGGAATGGTATATTATTTTAAAAATAAAGATTAAATATTAGGCTCTATGCGTGTCACAGCGTATAGGGCTTTTCTTATGGAGAGTGGTTATACTGCTCTCCTATTTTAGTGTAAAAATAGTGAAATTATAGTGAAAATTTTGGAGGCGACTAGATTGGGACTAAATAAAGACACTATTAAATATTTGGAAAAACAGGCTCAGAAAAAAGCTTCCGAATTGGCACACGAAGCTCAACAGAGATTAACAGATGGTTATGTGTCGTTTATTGATTTATATTATAGCGATTACACACCACAACAGTATGTAAGAACACATAATTTATACAGGTCTTATAACAAATTTTATAAAAATAGCCACGGTACTATTTTTTATGGTGGCGTTGAAGTAACACCTAAAAGAATGTTTGATAACTATGACCAAATTACACCTTCAGATCTTATGTCGGAATTTATTTACAATCCGAAAGGTACTTATCATGGTTGGTATAACATTCCTGCTAGTTTCAGTGTGTATAGAGAAATGCATAAGTATCATGAGCGATTAAAAGATGAATATAGAAAGCGTTGTACAGTTTAGAAAGGATGTGAATAAATGGCTAATTCAGATATTATCAAGATTGGTTTTGACTACAGAGCGAGTCTTGAACAATTTGAAAAAGAAACAAATGGTGTATTTGAGGGAATTAGTGATAAAGCTGGTAAGCAGAAAATCACAATTCAATTAGATGCAAAAGATGATAAAGTAATTGATAAAATAAAGGAATTACAGAAACTTAAATTAGATAAGTTCACATTCGAGTTTGGTAATTCTGGATTAAAAGAACAGCTACAGACATTTGATAAATTAGAGAATAAGATTAATGAGATTATTAGTTTATCAAAAGGAATTGACTTATCATTTAATACCAAAAACAAGACAGAAGCTTATAACCAATTAAAAAAATATGCAGATGCTTTTAAAGAATATTATGGTAATGAAGAAGCAATGGCTACCAATGCAGGTGCAAAGGCTGGTTATGCGTATTACAAAGCCTATGAAGAAGCATTGCGAAAAGGTGTTGCACAAAGCAAATTAGAAAAAGTTACTGTCGATTTTGATGTAAATGATTCAATTTTTAGCAAAGAGAGAATCGTTGAAAATAGAATTAAAGAGTTTGAAAATTTTCAAAAGTATGGTAATGCCGATGAAAGTAACTTAATTGCAGAAATTACATTACTAGAGAATCGGCTTTTGAAATTTAATTCTGCTTATTCTCAAGTGAAGGCTAATTTAGGCGATGCGCCAATTACACCTGAAATCACAAAAAACATTGAAGAATATGTTAGGATGCTAGAAGTTGCAGAAAGCAGAGCAAAAGATGCAGAATTATTTGGCTATTCAAGCGAAGATATCAATTCAGATAAAGATCTTGCAAATATGTATCTTGACTTTGCGAAAGAAGACACTACTGCCGAAAATAAAAAATATATTGAATCATTAAAACAAGAAGAGACACAAGCTATTGCTACTACTGAAGCTGAACAGAAATTAGCAGAAGTTCAAAAGGAAACAGTTTCTAATACTTCTAATTCAAATAATTCTCAAATTGAAGAGTTAAAATCTGATATTCAAGAGGTAAAAACCGAACTTGGTGATGTAAAAGATAGAATTTCTTCTATTGAATCGAATGGTTTTGAAAATGTACGAGATGATGTTGAAAAGACAAAGGAATCTGTAAAAGAACTTAACAGTGAACTTACAGAAATGAAATCCAACCTCTCTTCTACTTCACAAGAATCGAATATTTCATCTGGAATGAAAGACACATTTCCTAAGACTTCTGAAAACTTAGAACAGGTTGCACAATCTGAACAAAAAATACAGCAAGAAGCAAGGGCAATCCAGTCAAAATGGGAACAAGCCGAAAAAGCAATTCAGAATTACATGAATGCTGTTACAAAACTTAATAACCTTAAAGCCTCTGATAAAAGCACTGGTAAGAAGTCATATGAAATCGCAGGACAAATTGAGGAAATTGAGAAGTTAAAAAAAGAAGCTTATGATGCAAGACAAGTTTTATCTTCTATGATAAATCCTCAGAATGTAGATACAGATACATGGAAAAGATATGTTGACGTGATAAATCGGCTCGATCAGGCATCAAATGGATCTGCTGAATCGGTTAATAGATTAAAAGACTCTTTAAAAAATACTCTAAATTCAGAGTTGAATTCTTTGCAAAATTCTATTGATAAATATCAAAATATCATTACTCAAGCAAAAACATACCCATCTGATTTCAAACCAAGTACAGAATACAATACAAAACTTGCAAAATTAGAAAGTGCAAATAATGCACTTAAAGACTATAAAGCTTCATTGCAAGGTGTTAATGAACTTACAAAAGAACAACAAAATCAGATTAACAGATTAACACAGAATTGCGAAAAAGCTGCTACAGAATTCAAGAATCTTTCTGCTGCTGAAAAAGGTACAATTAAAGTCGGTGTTGAAAAAGCTATTCAGAGAATCAATAAAGATTTAGCAGAGAATACAAAATATTCTGCGGAAGCCAAAGCCGGTCTTAACACATTGTTAGAACAATTAAAATCTGGCGATCCAAGTATTAATTTAAGAAAAATCACAGAAGAAATTATTAAAATTGAAAATGCTGAAATTGCTGCTGGTCGTGCTGGAAAATCTCTTTGGGATATTTTTAAAACAAAGTCTACATATGGTTTCATTGGTCAGATGCAAAGTTATTTGAGTATGTATGTTGGATTCTATGGAATGGTTAATGCTGTTAAGAAATCCATTTCTACTATTACAGAACTTGATACTGCTTTGGTTGACTTAAAGAAAACTACAGTGATGAATGAGAATCAGCTTGAGAATTTTTATTATGATTCTAATAACGTAGCAAAACAGATGGGTGTTACTACAAAAGAAATTATTGACCAGGCAAGTGCATGGAGCCGTTTGGGATATTCCACTGCTGAAGCCGCTACAACAATGGCAAAGCTCAGTTCTCAGTTTGCTTCTATCTCACCTGGTATGAGTGTTGATGAAAGTCAGAGTGGCTTGGTCAGCATTATGAAAGCGTGGTCAATAGATCCAGACCAAGTAAAATCTGAAATTATGGATCCTATAAATAAGCTTGGAAACACAATGGCTTTATCTAACCAAGATATTGTTGAAGGTATGGAACGTTCTGCCGCCGCCCTTGCCGCTGTAGGAACATCAGTACAAGATGGTTTGGCTATGTTTTCAGGTATACAAGAGGTATTGCAAAATGCAGAAAAAAGTGGTACAGCCCTTCGTAGCGTTGCACTTCGTGTTCGTTCATTTGACGAATCGACAGAAGAATACTCGGAAGATTTAGCCAATATAACAGGAGAATTAATTGATCTTACTAAAACAGCAGAACACGCACAAGGCATATCTATTTTTAAAGAAGGTTCTACTACAGAATTTAAAGATTTAACTGATTACTTTGGTGAAATTGCTGACATCTGGGATGAAATGTCACAGAAACAACAAAATGATTTCCTTCTTAAAGCTTTTGGTCGTACACAGGCTCAGGCTGGTGCTGCTCTTATTCAGAACTATAAAGGTGTTACTAAGGCTCTTGATGAAATGGAACAAAGTGCAGGATCAAGCGACAAGGAAATGGAAACTATTGAGCAATCTTTAGAATACCGTATCAACGCACTCAAGGAAACTTGGGTTGGTGCAATTCAGCAAATGGTCGATCGTGGAGATCTAGGTACTATTGTTGATGGTTTAACTAAATTGTCTGAAGGAATTGGTTTTGTAACAAGTAATCTTGGTTTGCTTAAAACGGCTGCGCTAGGAATTACAGGCGTATTAGCTTTTAAAAATGTCGGTAGGGATAAAATGTATTCCCTCAGTTTTTGAATATGCCGACAACATACATAATTTACTCTGAATACAGAGGTTTAAAGTATGTTATCCGTGAGATACACGGTGATAAATAAATAATAGGGACAATAATCGGGAACTGCGTACAACGGTCTGGTAATGCAGACGTATCACCACTCTCCTATTATGGCGACATAATTAGGTTCGTAAAAGCGTGACGCTCAAAGAATCCGATGGGATAGATCTCTCAGAGATAAGCCCTCACAGTAGCGACAACTCCTACAGTAAGTTATATGCAACGATGCTTACTGAATATGCGCTCGATACTACCTGACACAACAGGGCAATCTGTGATGGATTGTAAAATGCAGAAACTTATCTTCTGTTGTTTGAACACATCGTTCCTATGTGTATTGATAAGATGGAACAAAAAAAAAGAGAGAATAAATAAAATAGGAACTGCTCTACTCAGTCCCTAAATCATTTTGCTCGTGCAAATCAACCTCTAAAGAGGTATCATCGTACTGAGCTTTTATGCTAACTTCTTTATATTCACAAATTTTATCTGTAATGTGTTGGATTGTATTGCACACAAAGTATACAGATGTTTCAAGCAGAGCACATACAGAGATAACTGCAATAAGTTTATATAAAGAATTGCACTTAACAGCATATTTAATCATCTTACTCATAACAATCATCTCCTATCATTGTCTTTGTTTTGAACATCGTACTATTGATAGGTTGGTGTTTGTTTGAAAAACACCGTTTATAAATGGAGATGACAGTATTTTCATTTGAAGCTGTAAGTGTATTATACATCATATTGGAATATTCTGGTAGAGAGAACATATATTCCAAGTAAATCTCGATTTCTTGTCGAGAAAAACAGAGAATAAATATATGACAACATAAAAATAACACCGCATTACACGATGTTATCTTTACTACATTGTTGGTGTGTACAATGTAAGTGAAAAATTATATAGCGGAATACGAAAGTATCCGTTCGCAGTATAACACACAGTCTCTATAATTGAAAGTAGTTTATAGATATTTTGTAAAATAAATAAAATAGAGGACAGTCGTGATGACCTGCCCTCAATTAAGGAATAAAAGGAAATAAATGACAAATACAGAAATAGAATTATTTACGAAAGATTTTTCTAGTCTTGGTGAATATTTGTGATAAAGACTTGGTTTGTGAGTCCGTATAGTCTTTGCACTTATTAACAGTATAACACTTTCCAATTGTATCAACTATGACACAAAGTAAATGACAAGCATATACTAAAAGTCCACCACTTACAAGTATTTTAAATACTTCCAATTCTACCCTCCCTTCTTTGTAGTATTTCTTAAAGTTGGGAAATGTATTGCTCAGAACGAGCTGAATTTATTTCCGATATGAATCGTGCCAAACTACAAATATGGCACTTCGTATGGTAAATACCGAGCATTCTGTCGTGCTATTGACCTGAGATACGATGGCTCAAATACAGTTTGCTTGGTATTATATTACCATATTATTCTAACTACATAAATCCAGAACATTAGTTTTGTCGAATTTTGAGTTACGAAAAATAATTAAAATTTTTCAAAAATCTTTACAAAAAATTTCATCTGTGTTATCTTCAAAATATGAAAATTTTTCAATTTTTGAAGGAGGTAACACGATGAAAAATTCTAGCAAAGAAAGAACTTTACAGTGGATAAACAATCAGAATAAAAAAGGCAATATATCCTTTGAACACCGCTTACAACGTCCGACTGGGCAGTGGAATACTCGCATGAAAAGCCTATTGATTCATAGCTTATTAAGTGGTATCCCAGTTAATCCAATTTATGTCGTAGAAGAAGAAAATATAATTTATCCGTTAGATGGTTCTCAGAGGACATCAACTTGTATTGATTACATCAACGACGTATTCTCATTAAGCAAAGATACTCCAAATGTATTCATATCTGTAAAAGAAAATGGAGAACAAGTCATTAAGGAATATGAAATAGCAGGAAAGAAGTTTAAGAAACTCGATGACGAAGTAAAAGAAACACTTCTTGCTTGTACTTTAGAATTTTGCACATTATCTGATTATACAGATGAAGAAGTAAAAATCATGTTTGCACGACAGAATTCAGGTAAACCTTTGAACGGAAAATTGCTACGTGTAGTACATGAGTCAGATGAATTTAGTGAAATGGTCTACTCTCTCGCTAATCATCCATTTATGGATAAAATCATGTCAAAGACACAGCGTAAGAATGGAACAGACAGAGATACAATTATCCAAGCTATGATGCTTATTTCTTCTAATCAGGAACAGGAATTTACATCTTTTAGAACAAAAGATATTGATGCTTATGTAACTGATTATGCAGATCAGTATCTCGATAGAGCTGACACATTAAAAGAAGCTATGGATAGATTTAATGAATCATTTGATGGCGAAGTAAAAATCCCATCTACAAGTATCCCACAAATTTTATATAGCGGCTATAGGATTGTTAAAGATAAGAAATCATTCTCTCGTCTTGCTGAAAAGGTGTCTGAGTTCATTGCAACATATGATTTTAACGAAGAATATAAACAGTATGTCCAGAGTGGTACAGGTAGCAAAGAGAATGTTAAGGGACGCTTCGATTATTGGCGTGGAATTGTAAAAACATTACAATAAAAAAGATAAAGAGTAGTCGGTTGGCTACTCTTCTTTCATGTTTGTTTATAAACATATGTTCTGATAGATATTTGTCGTTTATTGGTATATAATGGAAAATAATATCAGTAAACATAAAGAAGGGTAGAACATGAAATTAGATTTCTCATTGACATATAATCCAATTGAAGAATATAATGAGATAGGTTATCATACTACTTATAGTATCTATAAAGAGAATATCTTATCAGATGGTTTTAATTTTAGTAATAAAAAATATGAATGGTTAGGTGAGGGTGTTTATTTTTGGGATAATGAAGAAAATGCTCTATGGTGGAAAAAAGATTCTGATATGTTCAATAAGTGTATTTTTGTTTGCCGCTTAAAATGCGAAAAAACAAAATATCTTGATTTGGATAACAAAATGCAAATGAAAAAATTTGATAATTTTCTGAAGGAGTATCTAATTTCTTTTAAAAGAAGTAATGGTTATAAACCAAAATTCAAGAATAACGATGAGTGTAGAAAATATTTTTGTGACGTGTATTGTTCTAATAATAATGTTAGTATATTATCATTTACATTTGAACATGATATTATAAGTTCATTTGGCTTTAAAACTGGAGCAATTAAAAGAAGACAAATCTGTGTCAAGAATCGCAATTGTATTTCTATTTTAAATGTAAAGGAGTGATATTATGATGTATAAAGAGGAAGAAACGTTACGCATTTGCAAAAAGTATAATATTGATGTGGTAAAAAAAGAAGGGCTTCCCATGTATAATGGTGAAGAAATGGATGAAAATTTTTCATTTGAAAATTTGATGAGTGAATCAATCCCGTTATTTGGTGAGGACATTATATCATCGTCCGAATGTTTTAATTTTTCTTTGCCTGTATATTACGATCATTCAAACGAATATAATGATTATTCAAGAACAAGCCTAAATAATTTGGAATATAAAAATGAAAAAGATAACAATGAATGCAATTTTGTTATTCCAACTAATAATGAAAATAAATATGCAGCTTAAGGAGCAAATATGGAACGTAGTAGTTTACAATTCAAAAATCCACAAATAAACAAAATTGATTTTAGGGTTAATGATTATGAACCAGATACAAATAATATGCCGATTAGTATAGAAGTTGAATGTAAAGTTAGTAAAGAAGAAAAGGAAGCTGTGGTTAGTTTGGATTTATGTGTCGGTGAATTAACTAAAACTAACGGAATAGCAACTTCATTTTATTTTGATGGCATTATATCTGCGGATTTTTCGTGGGACGATGAAATTAAGAACCCCGAAAAAATGTTGAAAGTTAGTGGTGGTACAGTATTACTTTCGTATATTAGACCAATATTAGCAAATTTAACAATGCAAGCTGGTATGAAACCATTAAATCTTCCATTTATTAATTTTACAAAATAATACATTATAAAAGAGCAGGACTAATCTCCTGCTCTTTTATTAATCATCATTATTCTTTTCTTTATCCGATATCTTTTTCATATATGATTGCATTCTTGATACGGAATTAATCATTTTTATCATTTGTGGATTTGTAAATGTATCTACTATACTTTTTATTGATGGATCATTTAATTTAACGATTGCATTTATTGCTCCCTCATTACTGAACATCTTATCAATATCTTGTGTGGTTGGTATATTTACATTATTTAAATCTCTACGAAATTCTTGTAAACTTTTAATATTTTGTTCATTATATAATTTTTCTTTGAAATTTTCTGCTAAATCCTCTGGAATTTTATTTCCATATGATCTTTTGATAGTTTTATAGAGTTCTAATAATTGAGTTTGATCACATTCTTGATAAACAGGTTCTGTATTTTCATCTGGCTGAATAAATAACTGCCCGTCGTATTGTTGTATTGAATTATGGTTGATAATAATGCTGCTTTCTAATGTGATAAAGCCATTATCATATTCTAAAACAAAACTATCAATTCTTCTATTATCTCTCGGATAATCATTAAAATTTTTTATGCTACAATCAATATCTATAATAGTTTTATAATTTTCATTAATATCGCACATAAGGCAACTATTTTTCCATTTAACATATCCATTTTTCGTCATTTGAATTAATGAATATACAAACTGGAAATTGTTGCTTTCTGATGTTTTTTGATTACGCCCTATTAACTCGTCAATGGAAACGTTAAAGTAGTCTGCAATATCTACTATTTTATCAAGAGATGGAGAACTCTTTGTCCATCTACTTATAAGACCTGCTCCAAATCCTAATTCTGCTTCTAATTGAGATGGAGTAATATTATTTGATTTACAAATTTCTCGTATTGATTTTACTAATAATTCATTATCCATATAAGCACCCTTCTTTGATGTTTATTACAGTTTTTGAAAATAATGCATTTTTGTATTGACTTTAACTGTTATTTAGTATAGTATGAATATATCACATATTTGATGTTTTCGTCAAATACAAAAATCCTTACTCCACCGACCAAAGTTTAGTAAGGATTCAGGAACGTGTATATCACGTTTTCACATTACATATTATACACGTTCCTTTTGAAACATTCAATATATTTTTCAGAAGGAGGATATCATTATGAATGATGATACAACTTTAGCAGTTATCCAAGAGACTGAAATTCTTGGAAAGAAAATTAAAGTGTATAACAGTATTGAGTCACCACTCTTTCTTGCGAGTGATGTTGCCGAATGGATCGAACACTCGCAAACTTCTAAAATGGTAAAGTCCGTAGAAGATGATGAAAAGCTGATGGGAACATTGTTCCTATCAGGTCAAAACAGGGATACATGGTTCTTAACAGAAGATGGATTATATGAAGTATGTATGCAGTCCCGAAAGCCTATTGCCAAGCAGATGAAGAAGGAAATCAAAAAGTATCTTAAATCTATTCGACTTACAGGTGCAGCTATTCCAGAAGGCAGAGAACAGGAAATGGTAAACTATTATTTTTCTTCTCTCTCGTCAGATTTACAGGGACAGATCGTGAATGAGCTTATCGAAAAGAATAAGCAACTTCAGGAATTTTATGATGATTTGATGAACACTGAAGGTCTTATGCAGATGAATACTGTTGCAAAGGAACTTGGTATTGGAGAATATACACTATTCGCTTATCTTAGAATGAAGAAAGTATTCTTCTATGACAAGGATATGGTGAATGTACCTTATGAACGTTTCCGTAGAGAAGGTAAATTTGCAGTAAAGGAAACACCTTGCCATGATGGAAACATTAGATCAGTTACATACGCAACTAAGAAAGGATTGGATTACATTAGAAAACTACTTCGTAAAGATGGTTATTACAATGCGGAGGTGGCTTAGAATGGATTACATAAAACTCATCGCATTAAAAATTGATGACTTCTGTTCTTCTATCTATTTCGAGGACAACTACGCCAATAGTGATTTAGAAGTCGCCAAGAAAGATATAAAGCATTTAGAGGAACAAGGATGCGTTTGTTTCTTACTGAATGTTAAAAGCAACATTGAAACCAATGCATACGACAATTAAAGAGAGAATATATAAATAGATGAGTCCGTAGCTGGTGATGAACTACGGACTCGTTGATTGTACTACTCTCCTACTCTCTTTATCAATCTCTCAAAGGATGTGAATTATGAAAAATTAAAAATGAAGAATCCTACTCTTTGTAGAACGAACTATCAACTTTAATTTCGCACTGGTTTGCAGATAAATGAAAGTCTCTAGTCTTTTTGGAGAAGACACTATGTACCAGATAGTAGCCTAATCCTAGTCCAACAAGTTTTAGAACAAATGTAAGTACCAGTTCTACCATTTTTCACCTCCTTTCCGTGATATAGATAACGGTCGGGAATTTGGTGTGGAGAACCCACTAGATGTTTTTCTTCCAAGAGCGTTACACTCACTTTCCTCCTAAGAACTAGGAATGTGAAATTAATATGTGACATGATAGAAGCTACGCACAAGGCTGTAGTGCGCTCACAGCCATGCTTCTATACATGTCTTATTTTAGCACCTATTGGAATTTTTTGGTAGTCGGAACGTATGTTTATGTGGTTATCTTTTATTTCAATGAAGTATTGTAATGGTTCTGTAAATTTACTATCAACAAATATTTTTACAAAAATAAAACAAGCACAAAATCAACAACCATCAAACTCAAAGTAATAACAATGCCTATGTAGCATTTATTGAGCCAGTTAGAATGCTTATTTGTCTCTTCACAGTTACTAATAGCAATTTTTATGTAATCATCTGATATATTCCTGATTATATTGTTAAGAACTTCTTTTTCAGTGTAATCTCCAAGACAGCTCTTATTATTATCAATAAATGTTTTTGCTTTGTCTGGTTTTGGATATGAGAAATCATAATTTGTGAAACATAGAATGAAGTTTGCTATTGCTACGACAAAAGAAATCAGTGTAAATCCTAAAAATAAAAATACACACATATCAGATGTATGAATAGCATTATTATTGGCTTCGATATTTTTAAGTAATTGAAAAATAATCCAAATAATACCACCTATTTCAGCAGATAATATTGTAATAGTTGGTGTGAATTTGCTATTAAGTTGGTTGCGTTGTTTGATTCCGTCTTCATATAACTCTTTATAAAAATCATTTTCAAAAGAAAGGATCTTATCATATGTCTTCAAAGAAAAAACCTCCATTACCAAGCATGTCTATTATAGGTAAAAGACCAGAAATATATTGCTTGGATTTATTTGGTAAAACTCGTAAAAAGTGTGATAAATTTAATAATAGAGATAGGAAGAAAAGTTAGTTATCTCCGCTCTTCTTTTCTTTTATAGTATTGAGATTGAAAATTTCTTTACGCTTGCCCACTATGCTTGATTGTGGTAATGGTTTACGTGTTGATTCTTTATTGTTGTCTTTATCTTTGCTCTGTGTATTTTTCATTTGACGTTACCTCCTATTCTATTGGTAATTCTGACCATTGTTTATCATTATTCTGTATTTGATATATTGCGGTTGTATAATCACCATATTCAATTATTTTATCATAATCATTTTTATCAATTGAGGAATATACACTTTCATAGTAAATTTTATTATCGCTAAAGTCAATTAACGATTCATCATTTCCTAGTTCATCTGAATGAAATTTTATATATGCGAAATTACTATCTTCATTATATGTACAATAATATATTGAAACACTATTTGATAAATCATTTTCAATCATTTTCTTAGATTTTTCAATAATATTATTTGATGAATTTCCACATCCGCATAAAGACAAAACAATAATAAAAACATATATAATACTTGCAATTTTTTTGCTCATAATGATCTCACTCCTTTTTCATTTAATTATAACATTTTGCACCATAGTTTACAATAACGATGTATTCAAACAGCATCAAAAAAATAGTATGACATTCAAAACATGGATAAATGATTTAAGAGATGTGCAATCTGTTATAAATAATATTTCGAATACACGAGTAATAATTGATGGAGCTACTGGATTATTAAATACGAGTAGTTTAAAGGAAATGTCATCTGCCGTATCGGGATTATCAAAAGAACAAGCATTACTAGTCCTTTCTACCAAAAATCTAAATGCAGCACAACAGGAACAAGTATTATTAGCGGCAGGTATTATATCTTCTGAAAATAGTATTACCGCCTCTGCTATTTCTCAAGCTTTAGCAAAAACGCAGTTATCAGCTACTGAAAAAGAAGCTTTATTAACCAAATTAGGGTTAATTGATGCTACAACTGGTGAGGCAATTGCTAATGCTACATGTACTAAAGAAGAATTATTAAAAGCATTGGCAACAAAAGGCATTATCGGTGCTGATGCAGATGCTATTATTTCTTCGATTGGTTTGACTTCCGCAAATTCTGCACAAGCAATCTCGTTTGATTTATTAACAGCTTCTATATGGGCAAATATTAAAGCATTAGGCAAATGGTTAATTACTAATCCTGTTGGGTGGGCGATTCTCGGTGGTACAGCAATTTTTGGTTTAGTTAAAGCATATGACGCATTGACTGATTCCGTAGAAGAAGTAGAAGAAAGAACAGAGAATTTATTAGAATCTTACAACTCTGCTATTTCAGAAGCAAATTCTAATGCTAAAACAATAGAATCACTTGCTGATAGATATGAAACATTATCAAAAGGTGTTAATAATTTAGGCGAAAATGTGTCATTAACTTCTGACGAATATTCTGAATATAACGATATAGTTAATCAAATTGCAGATATGTTTCCTACTCTTATCACAGGATATACAGATGAAGGTAATGCTATTCTATCTTTAAAGGGAAATGTTGAAAAACTTAGAGATGCTTATAAAGAGGCTCAAACAGAAGCTTATAATTTACTAATTGTATCTGGTGAAGATTCTGATGGTAATGACATTATTTCTAATTATAAAAATCAAATAAATGGTAAAGAATCATCTTTATCAAAGACTTCTTCTTATATTAACGGAGAAGGTGGTGCAAAAGATGCAATAGATATTATTACTAGATTAACTGGTACATTAACACCAGATGAATTCAGAGACACTTATAACGAATTATATGAACAGTATAAAAACATTTGGAATAGTGATAAAATTCAAGACGCTTTAAAATCATCTGGCTTTGAAGAATTGTCACATGCTCCAAAATGGGGAGAACTTACAAGTGATGATTTAGCAAAGGTAAAAAGTACAGCACAAGCAACTATACAGACATATAAAGCAGAAATTGATTCCCAATTAAAAAATGTTGATACGCTTGCGAATGCATATTTAATGACTAATGAAGATTATTCTAAACTTAATGAGCAGTCGCAAACAGCAGCTTCTTTAATTGTAAATAGTATTACAGAAGATATTGCAAATGGATTTAAAACAAAAGAAGATGTTGGTGCTTATGTTGCAAATATAGCATCTAAGATTAGAGATAATCCAGATTTAAATAAATCTTTAGTTGATTTGTTTACGGAAGATTTTTCTTCTATGTCTGTAGATGAAGTAAAAAGTAAGTTAGATGGATATATAAATACTATCGCAAAAGTTCTAAATGAAGATCCTGTTGAGTTAAAAATTAGACTTGGTTTTGATGATTATGATGATGTAGAACCATTAAAAACTAAAGTACAAGGTTTTCTAAAAGATGAGTTCGATGATAAAGTCGGAGAATTGTCTTTAGATGATTTACAAGTTGCAAGTAAACTTGAAATCCCAGAAGGTACTCTTCTATCTTGGGACGAATTAAAACAGAAAATCGAAGAAACGAAAAATGCAGCATCAGAAGAAACACCGATTTCTTCCACCGATATCCTCGCACAAGTTCAAGCTCTTTCAACAGGTTTAGACCAACTTGATAAAATCTATGCTGATGTATACGATAAAGAAGATTTTGATTGGTCGTCCATCCTCAATAATGACGGATTCAAAGAAGCGTTTGGTAACATGACAAATGTTACTGAAGAATATAAAAATGCTTATGATGACTTTATTGAAACCATTAGCAACAATCCATCTGATCTATCAGCTTGTCAGTCTGCTTTTGATAATCTTGCTACAGCATATATTTATAATTCTGATGCATTGAAAAATGTGACAGAAGAAACAAAAGCGTCTACTATTGCTATGCTTAGTCAAATGGGAGTTGTAAATGCTGCTGAAGTTGTAAATTATAGACTTGGCGCAAGTGAATCATATGCGGCAGATACAGGAAAAGACTTAGAAAGTGCAACTTTATCAGAAATAACAGCATTTGCAAAAGAAGCTGATATGTCTGATATTACAAAAGCATCATTGGCTGCTTATGTTATAGAAAAAATCCATGCTGCAAGTATTACAATCACTACATCTGCTGATATAAATAATTTAACAGCACTATGTTCACAACTTGGAGTAGCTGGAACAGCACTTGCACAATTTGCAAGATTAAAAGCTATTGCAATGGATACGAGTGGAAAATATACAGATGGGTATAAAGAATATGCTACTACTGCGGCAGACCAGATTTTACAGAACGCAGTGAATGCAGCGCAGACAAAATATACACCTCAATTTGGTGGTGGCTCTGCTACAAGTAAAGCGATGGATGATGCTGCAAAATCAGCTAAAAAAGCTTCAGATACAGCAAAAGAAACCGCACAAAACATCGACTGGATCGAAACGAAATTAAAATTGGCTTCTAAGGAAACAGAAAAGCTTAGCAAATCTTTCGATAAAGCGTTTGGTATGGATCAGACAAGAGAAAGATACCACGCCTATATTTCTCAGATAGAATCTGAGATCCAGGACAATACAACTGCCGCACAGGTATATCAAGAGAAGTTAAATCAGATTGGTTTATCCTATGAGTGGATCGCAAAGATTCAGTCAGGTGCATTTTCTATTGACAGTATTACAGACGAAAATCTCAAAACTCAGATATCCGAATATCAGACATATTCAGATAAGTTAAATAGCTGTTACGACACTATTGAGAGTCTTGAAGAAGAACGTCTGCAAGCTTCTGTTAATTATGCAGAAAAATTAATTGACTCCCATGAAAAAGAAATAGATTCGATTAATAAACTGATTGATCGTAGAAAAGCATTAGTTTCCTTAAAGGAAACATTCGGTTTATCTGCTTCCAAATCTGATTTGAAATATCAGCAGGATCAGTATGAACAGGAAATTGATGCCCTTGAAAGACAGAATAAAGAGATATACGATCTCATGTGGACTACTACTTATGGTGACGAAGCATGGCAAAAGTATAACGACCAGATGATTGAGAATACTTCCAGTATTCAAGATCTCACGCAGTCTCTTGCCGATTTAGCATCTGAAATGGCTAATCTTCCGATTGACAAGTATGAAAAAGCTTTAGATAAGATTTCTGCAAAGAATGATTTACTTGATGCAAAACTTGAGAATGCTACGAGTGATAAAGCTAAGAGTAAAATTATTGGTAGTCAGTTGAAGCTTACTAGAAAGAAAGATAACAGTGCTCAGTCTGCGGCTAAAACGACACAAAGTAATTTGAATCAGTCGGTTAAGGATTTAAGAACTGCAACGAAAAAGGATAATAATATATCTGTTTACAACGTTGACGCTTCGGGTCCCAATGTGAAAGCAAGAACTGCGGTAAATGACTACTATAAAAAAGTACAGAATTATACCAAGGCGAAGAAGCAAATTCCAGCTTCTTTAATTTCTAAAATTTCTGGTGACGGATACTCTACATTATCAAAAGCATGTACTAATTACAATGCTGCTTTAGTTGCCAATGACACAGCACAAGAAACGGCTGCTTTAAGTAGAGAGACTATCAGACAGGAACTTGCTGATTTAGCGGAACAGAGAGCGAGTCTTGCAAAGACAACTGCTGATTCCAAAGTTGAGAAATATGATTCTAAAGATGAGTTGTATGATGCTAAACTCGACAATGCTACTTCTACTTCTTCTAAGAATAAACTGATTGACAGAAAGATTTCTAATATTAACAATCGTCAGAGTGCTTATAATACTGCTGTTAAAGCTGATAATAAGAATATAAAATCAGCACAGAAAAACATCAGCAAAATCAAGTCTACGAAAAAGAATAAGAAGATTCTTGCTTCTATCAAGAAAGCTGCTAAAGCTGGGAAACGTATTTCCCAATCTTTGTTAAATAAAGCTGCAAAACTGAATGATGGTGGAAAGTTATATGATGCATGTATTCAGTATAACGCTTATTTAGATGCGAAAGAAGCCGACAAAGCTACAGCTGATTTATACAAAGAAACTGCAAAACAGGATAAGGCTACTCTTGCAAAAGAAAAGTTTGATAATATTGCGTCCAAGTATGATAATAAAATTTCTAGCAATGAGCAGAAAAAGACAAAGATCAATAATAGAATTTCTCTCGCAGAGGAATCTGGTGAACAAGCAAATGTATCTGATTATAAGTCACTTATCTCTGCTGAAAATGGAGAATATCAAAAACTCATTAAAGAGCGTGAAGAACTTCGGAGAAATTTAGAAGAGTCTGTTGTAAATGGTTCTATCAAAAAAGGCAGTGATGAATGGTATGATATGGTCGCTAAAATCAATGATGTAACAAATGCCATAGATGAATCCATTCGATCAATTAAACAATACCAGAATGCCCTTCGTCAGTTAAAATGGGATACTTTTGACAAGTCTCTCGAAACTGTAAAACGTGTCAATAGTGAAGCTGATTACTACATTGATCTTTTGAGTCATAAAGATATGACTGATAAAGATACAGGGAACTTCACTGAATATGGTATTGCTACCATTGGATTGCACAAGACGAACTATGACAATTACATTGCACAGGCAGAAGCATATCAGGATGAATACAACAACATCATGGAACAGATAAGGAAAGGTGAATTATCTACATCCGATGAAAATGTTATTCAACGTCTGAGAGATTTACAGGATGCTCATAGAGAGGCGAAGAAATCTGCTGAGGATGAGTTAGAGTCTATTAATGATCTTGTAAAACAGGGTTATGAAGCACAAACAGATGCGCTGAGTAAACTGATAGAAAAATACAAGAAATTAAAAGATAGCGAGTTAGACGCCTATAAATATCAGAAAGAAATTGCCGAAAAAACAAAACAGATTGCTTCTTTACAAAAACAGCTTATTCCTTATAGTAATAACGACACCGAAGAGTCTCGTGCACAAATTCAGAAGTTAAAAGTTGAGTTACAAAATGCAAAAGACGATTTAAACGATACGATCTATTCTAAATATCTTAGTGATACTGAGGATATGCTTGATGATCTGATGAATGATTACCAGGAATTCATTGATGAAAAAATCAATGATACAAATACAATTCTCGATAGTATCAAAGGACTTATTGGTGGCGATGATGGTATTATTGCAACGCTAAAATCCTTAGATTCTAGTCTGACAAATACTACAAAAGATCAGATTGATTCTAGTACTACCAATGGTGGTGACGGAGGACAAGGCGCAAAGGATTATGTAAATAATACTGTTACTAATGATCGGAATACTATCAATTCATCTCATAAAACTGGACTTTTACGACCAACAGCAGTTGGTACTATAACTCTTGATAATTCCTTGGAGTCAAAAAAGAAAAATACAACTTCTATTGATGATAAGTTAAAAACTGAAAAGAAAGCAGTTAAAGATGCCATTAATTCTGGTAAATCTCGCAGTAAGAAATTAACTGATAAAGAGAACAATGAACATGCTGACTTATGGAAGTATATTGTAAAGAATTATGGTAGAACTCCTACTAATAAAATGTACAAGAAGTTAGGTGGCATACTAGGCGTAAAAACAGATGACACGGTTACATCGAAACAAAAAACTGCTATTCTTAATAGGATGAAATTTAATGGCTATAAAAAAGGTTCTGAACACATAGACAAGAGTCAATTAGCATGGACGCAAGAAAATAAACGAGAACTGATTTATCGTGCTTCTGACGGTGCAGTTTTAACAAAACTTAACCCAGGAGATAAAGTGTTCACAAATGAGATGACTGAGAATCTTTGGAAACTTGCAAAGACGAATCCTTCTCTTCTTTACTCTAGTACTAACTTTGTACCAAAATTACCTGATATTGCAAAATCCGCTGGTACATCTACGATTGTTGAAGTTGGCGATATCGTGATGAACGGTGTCAATGATCCTGAAACATTCGGTAGACAGTTGCGAGAAGAAATTTGTAAGAACGGAAAGACAACACAATGTATTGCGGAAGCTGTTTCTGCTAAACAACTTGGCAAAAATAGAAATAGCATAGGCAATGCAAGGTTATATAAGTAACCACTTTATCCCATGTAGGTATCATAGCCTATGTGGGATTTTTATATGTAAAAAATCGAAAGGAGAATAAGCAAATGCCAAAAATAGTTTTTAATGAGAATTTTGGTGTAGATGAAATTACTATCTTACTAGAAAGACGTGACTTTCATAAATACGGAAAACTTATAGATACAACTGACATTGAATATAAAGATACATTAAATGCACCAGAGTTATCATTTACTGTATATAAGACAGAAAATGAATTATGGGATAAAATTAACAATTATAATCTGGTATATATTCCTGAGTATAATGAACATTTTTCTATTACTGTAAATACTACAGAAGAAAATACAACTCAAAAATCTGTTACATGTACATATCTTCCTGTAAATGAATTGCAGAATGTAAAACTTAGAAATATTGAAATTAATACAGAAGATGATATTGCGAGAGATGATTATGATGAGAACTACCCAACTATTTTTTATCGTGATTTATCTGCTTTTTCAGAAGGAAGTGAAATGTATAAGAAATTATATAACTCTTCTCTTCTACATCGTATTTTAGACAAAGCATCGAATTATAAAATTGGTCATGTTGATACTTCTTTGAAAAATTTAAAATCATGGTTTCAGTACTCTATTAATGACAGCAACGTATATGACGAATTAACTGGCGAAATCTCAGATGATTACCAATGTTTATTCACTTTCGATTCAACGACAAGAACTATAAATGCATATGATCTTTGTAATACATGCAAAGATTGTGGGTATCGTGGAGATTTTCATGATAAATGTCCTGAATGTGGAAGTACAAATATTGGTGGTGCTTTTGGTGAAGATACAACAATTTATATTTCAAAAGAGAATCTTTCTACTTCTGCTTCTATTGAAAGTAGTGATGATAGTTTAAAGAATTGTTTTTATATTGTTGGTGGAGACGATTTAATGTCTTCTGCTGTTGCTATCGCAAATCCAAGTGGTACAAATTATATTATCAATTTTTCTGATGAAATGTATGAGAATATGCCGAGTGATTTAGTCGAGAAAATCAAAGCATATAATGCAAACTATCAAGAATGTATAAATAGCAGAGCATTTAACTTTTCTTCGAATGAAGTTAACCAATATAATCAGATTGTCAAATATGTAAATGAACATTATCAAAAAATAGATGATGACGGCAATAAAGTTGATAGATATAATACTATCTCATCTCCTATTGTTGGATATAAAAATATTGCTTCGCTATGTTTTGACTGCATTGATATTGGATTAATTTTGCAGACTTCTATGGGTAAAACAATAGAAATGGATAATTTGACAATCCAAGAGACAATGAATTTATTGACATCTTCTAATTTATCGCCTGTTGCAGTTAAATCAGATTTATCAATGGTTGCAACAAGTGTTGTATCAAATACTGTGCTTGGTTCTTGTAAAGCATTAATTAATACTGCATTGTATAAAGTGGAAATTGTAGATGCTTCATATGACAAAACAAATCATGCTTGGAAAGGTAAATTTAAACTCACAAGCATTGAGGATAATACAATTACTCTCACAGGAAATGAGATATCTATTATTGTAAATAATGATATGGAAACATATCTCAAACAGAATATCCAAAGATGTTTAAATAAGCTTGATACGAATTATAAAGACTTAAAAGACTTAGAAACATCTGATGCTGATTTTAAATCTGAATTGGCTTATTACAGTTTCGACTATTTGAGTAGTCTAAAGGATTCTTTTGGTAATGTTTTAGGTATTATTCTTGAATCTGAACAGGAAGAATTAAAGAATAAATATCAGACTTGGTATAGTAATCGAGTTGGGTGGCTTGAATCAGAAATGAATAAAAGACAGTTACAAATTGATGCTGTCCATAGATTATATAACTATGATAATAAATCTGGCACTGTATATGATATTCAAAATTCTCTGCAAGATGAATTAAACTTAGAAACATATCTTGGGAAGGATATGTGGACAAAATTTTGTGCGTTTCGTATGGAAGATACCTATCAAAATGATAATTATATTTCTGATGGATTGGATAATGGCGAATTAGTAACTCGTGCAACAGAACTTATTGATACTGCAAAAAAAGAATTGTATAAAGCAAGTCATGTACAATATACTGTTTCTTCTACTATTAATAATCTTCTTGCGTTAAAAGAATTTCAACCTATCGTAAATAAATTTGAAATAGGAAATTGGATTCATGTATGCGTGGATGAAAAAATATATTATTTGAGATTATTATCTTATAAGATTTTCTATTCTGATATTTCAAAGATTGAAGTTGAATTTTCGACTGTTGAGAGAACATGGTCTGGTTCATCTGATGTTAAAAGCGTAATTGAATCGGCACAAGCTATTGCTTCTTCATTTTCTTACACAACTCAAAAGGTAAAAAATAATACAGGTGCATCAAAATATGTTCAGGATTGGGTACAAAAAGGAATGAATGCAACTGTAACGAAAATCGTGAATAACGCTGACAATCAAAATGTTGTATATGATTCTAGTGGTATTTTGTGTAGAGCCTATGATGATTTAACAGAGACTTATGATTTATGTCAGTCTCGATGGATTAATAGCGGTCTATATATTACAGATGATGGATGGCAGACTGTAAAAGCTGCTATTGGTAAGTATATTTATGTTAATCCTGAAACTGGTAATGAAGTAACGACTATGGGAGTTATAGGTGACACTATTGTCGGTAAATTAATTATTGGGGAAAATCTTGGAATTTATAATACGAATAATTCCATGACTTTTAACTCAGATGGTTTAACTATCACAAACGGAACTAATACATTTATTGTAAATCCAAATGATGAAAAATTATTTAGAATAACAAAATCTTCTAATGATGTGTTATGGGCTGACAAAAATGGTAATCTGAATCTAACAGGAAACATCACAGGTTCTAGTATAACAGGTGGAAAAATATATGGAACAACAATTAGCGGTGCTGAAGTTAGTTCGTCATCTTTTATTGGTGGAAATATTAATATTGGAGATGATAATTTTATTGTAGATGCTGGTGGAAATATCACATCAAAAGGAGTCCTTAATCTTGCTAACGGTGGAGTTACATATAATTCTAAAGATGGATTAAAAGTTACTGGTACAATAAATGCTAACGGTGGTACATTTTCTAATACTATTACTTGTACTGGCACTATTTCTGGTGGAATTATCAAAGCTTCACAATTTTTAGCAAATAAATTTAAAGCAACATCAGATGGTAATGCATATATGATTTCACCGTATATATCATCTTCTATTTATATGACAGGATTAGGAGATTTTGATGATAATTCAAATTACAAAGAAGTAATAGGGTCAACATTTATACATGGTGTATTTTATCCAATATTGTCTGGAAAATGGTATGCAAATGATTTATTTGCGTCTAGTTTTCATATAGATGCTGGTGACGGATATGGTGTAAATATAACAAATTCTGAAATTTCTATCGTTCCATTTTCTGTAGGATCAGCCACATCTAAAATTAATTCTAAAGGAATTGAGACAACAGGCAATATCACATGTCTTGGGACTATAAATGGTAACTCTTCCACTGCAACAAAATTAAAAACTCCACGCACTCTTACGATAGGTCGTGCTGGAAGGGTTTTTGACGGTTCAGATAATATCGGGTGGACTTTGGCAGACATCGGTGCTGCAACACAAAATGAAGTCAATAGTCTAAAATCGAGAATAGAAGCATTAGAAGGTAGAATAAATAGTTAATTATAATAATAAAAAGGAGTCAGAGGATGAAATTAAAAGGAATTGATATCTTAAATATCAGTGAGGTATTTTCGTTTCTTGCTACTAAGGAAGTAAACTTAAATACCGCTGTTACTATTGTGAATAATATAAAAATATTGTCTGTACCAAAACAGGTATTAGATGAGAAAAGGAATAAAATTGTTGCCGATTGCGCATTAAAAGAAAATGGACAGGTTGCTACAAACGATGATGGTTCTGTGAAAGAAATTATAAACAAGGAAGAATTCTACGAAAAAATGAACGCTTTGTTTTTAGAAGAAGTTGATATTGATGAAATGAAACCTGTGCCAACGAAGTCATTATCGAATATTACTATTTCTCCACAGATGCTTGCAATTTTAATGCAGTTCAATTTAATTAAAGAGGAATGATTATGAAAATATGTACAGACTTTGAATTTGCTGGCGAAATGTTATCTGATTATGGTATGATACTATGTTCTTTTGATAGTGGCGGGGGAATTGAAACTTTTTCGTCTGGTGCAGATATCACATTTAATCAGATAAAGCCAATCGGCAGCAATCGTTTTAATTTATATTCTTCTACTTACGATACAGCTTTATCAGCTACTTTTCAGATTTGTAAGAATCCATGTCGATTAAAAAATCAAGAAGAAATGAGACTTTCATTTGAGGAAGTTTCAGCTATACAACGATGGCTGTGTCGTAAAGATGGGTATAAACGCTTTAAATTAGACAAGGAAGGCTATGAACACGTATATTGGAACGGAACATTCAGTTCAAAACAAATTGTCTTAAATGACCAAATATTAGGCTTAGAACTAACATTATATACGGATGCACCATTTGCTTTTATGGATGAAGTATCTACTGAGTATGAATGCTCGGCAGGTACTTCTTTTGATTTATGGGATAACTCCGATGAGACTACAGATTTGAACAATTCTCTTAGACTAGATATGGAAATTACTATTTTATCTGAAGGAATTTTTAAGTTGACAAATTCTATGGATACAAAATCTTTTATACTAAGAAATTGCAAATCTGGTGAAGTAATAACAATTGATGGGAAAAATCAACTTATTACTTCTTCTCTCTCGTCTCATAATTTAGCAAATGACTTCAACTATTTCTTCCCACGAATTATTAATACTTATGAAGAACGGTGTAACACCTTTACGCCTAATTTAGATTGCAAAATAAAAATAACCTACTCTCCTATTCGGAAAGTTGGAATTTAGGAAGGAGATGTATACAATAAATGAGTTTAGTTTTTAATCAAAAAATCACATTGGACTTGACAATATCAAGAGTGCAGAATGTGTATTGTAGTCAAGATGATGCAGATTCAAGAAATATACTTATTACTTTGTCTGACAATGGGAAACCATATAGTATTCCTTCAGAAGTAAGAATACTTTTAAAAATTTCAAAACCAGACAATACATATGTATATATAGATGAAGATGATGTTGATCATTTGTTTAGGAATGATGATGGTACAATATCCATTATATTGTCAGAACAAGCAACATGTGTACCAGGTATTTGTGAAGCAGAATTACAGTTCATAACTCCAAAAGAAACTATATCTACAAGACAGTTTAATATTATTGTTAAAAAATCAGTAATAAATGATGAAGAAATAGAATCTGTCATCGAATCTAATATTATTCAAAAAATGATTCGACATTTGATTGATTTTATGAATCCACATAAAGTAAATAAAGAACAAGTTGGACTCGGCAATGTGCCAAATGTTATAACAAACGATCAGACACCAACATATGAAGAAGCTGAGGAATTTGAAAATATCTCTAGTGGAGAAAAATTGTCTATTGCGTTTGGAAAAATTCAAAAAGCCATCTCTTCATTACTTGGACACATTAATAATTTCGATAACCCACATAAAACAACAAAAAGTCAGATTCAATTAGGGAACGTTGATAATACTTCTGATGTTGATAAACCTGTTTCCACAGCACAACAGAAAGCAATTGATGGTGCTTATGCCAATTCAAATAAATACACAGATCAAAAAATAGCAGATTTAATCAATGGTGCTCCCGAAACAATGGATACATTGAAAGAAGTTGCAGATGCCATCGAAAAAAACAAATCTGTTGTAGAAGCATTAGATAAATCTATAGGAACAAAAGCAAATCAAAATGAATTAGATACTCATACAGGAAATGACACTATTCACATTACATCAGATGAAAGAACTAAATGGAATGACGCAAATAACAAAAAACACACACATTCTAATAAATCTGTTTTAGATGGTATTACTTCGGAATTGGTTCAAAAATGGACTGAAACAAATTCAAGTTCTGTTACCGGAATCAAAGGTGTAAATGAAGATTCTTTCCGTAGGGGCAATGTAGAACTCACAGCAGAAAACGTTGGCGCAGTGGCAACCGGTGGAGATACAGCCGAGAATACAGCAACCTTTACGAGTAGTGATGTAGCAGACGGATCAGCGTCAGCGTGGACAAGCGTATCAAAATTATCAAGTGGCGAAAAACATTCTTCTATTTTAAAAAAGGTGTCACAGATGTTCAAAAATGTGCGGTATCTCTATAAGATGCTTGGAACGACAGACATTTCTAAGATTGGGAATGGTACTTGTACCGGGGCAATATCATCGTTAAGCAGCAGTTTAGCAAACCACTTACCATTATCCGGCGGAACAATGACTGGCACTATTATTGGACAACATAAGTTACCAGGTAGTACGGCTTCAGATTCCAATGGAATGGTTCTCGGTGTTCAGACAACAGTCAATACAGGAATTTTTAATGGTAACGGAGATGGAAATGGGGCTGACGTTGCAAATCTAATCATCAAATCATGGTACGGAGTTGGATTTGTAGACGGTTGTTCTGGTCAAGGAATGACTGTCGGAATAGATTGCAGGAGTGGAAACATTACATGCAATTCTATAACAATAAGAAATGTCGGAAGTGTGACAGATTTATTAAATTCCAAGTTATCAACGTCTGCATCCTGTAATAAAAACTGGAATTGGAGTGGTAAAAATGAAACCCCAGCCTGGATATGGGGTGGTAGCGATGGAACTAATATGTATGTCTATAATCCGACATATATCCTGGTTCAGGGAATAAGAAATAGAGTAACAAATAGAGCAATGACTATAACAGATGATAACCATGTTAGAACATATGAATCTAATGGTGTTGGAATGAACGGAGCTATTAGCCTTGGTTCTGCAAATTATAGATTTTCACAATTATACGTTACATCAAGTTCGATATCAACTTCTGATAAAAATTATAAAGATGATATTAAATCACTTACAGATAAGCATTTACAGTTTTTTATGAAATTACAGCCAGTATCATTTTTATTTAAAGATGGTACATCTGGCAGAACACATATCGGTTTTATAGCACAGGATGTAGAGCAGGCAATGTCAGAATGTGGCTTAACAGATCTCGATTTTGCTGGATTCTGCAAAGATCAAAAAATTGACAGTAAATTGGTTGATGGCGAAGAAGTCAACGAACCTATCTTAGATGAAAATGGCAATCCAGAGTATATTTATTCATTAAGGTATGAAGAATTTATCGCATTGAACACATATGTGATTCAGGAGTTGTGGAAACGTGTTGATGCAGTAGAAAAAGAAAACATAGAGACGAAAAATCAGATCAAATCAATGCAGCAGGATATTGCAGAATTGAAAAAAATAAGAGCCTAAGAGCCGATTACATGACCATGTGTTGTGTAGCCGGCTCTTTTAATTCTATTCCAGAAAACAGGGAAAAAGAGAGGAAATAGGGAACTACAAATTAATGTAGTTCCCTATTTTTTACGATTTTTATAATATTTTTCATACCAACGTTCTTTACGAACATATCCACAGTCAATTTTGGGATCTATCTTTTCTTGAAAACTGCACTTAGATTTTGATATGCACTCCTCTTCTGCTGGTAAAAAATATGGACACTTATTTATATCTTTGTCGAGATAACATTTCATTTTAGGAGTTCCTTTACATAAACAAATTCTTTATTTTAATTTGTATATATCTCATATAAAAAACAGTTTTAACATCAGATATATACAAATAATTAGGTTTGATCTTTTGCACCAATTTTAAAATATTCTGCACCAATTTGACACCAATTAGTGCCTACAAAGTAGTATTTTATAGGACAGTATAGTAAATATATTAAAAAAGGAAAGTACAGAAACCTTTGTATTTTCAATACTTTCCTTAATTATACATCTTTTTTACAGATTC